AAAACAGACCAATCCTGGTTGGCTCCATTGGCTGTTGTATCGAGTCTGTAGCGAAGAGTTTGCACCGTTACTCCAGAACGCCGAAGTATGGATCAGGCAGTAGACCAGGGTCATCGCCGCCGTAAATCGGATGGTTTGGTTTTACAGGTGAAGAGACCGTATGATCGATTCTAATGGTAGATAGTAGTTTTGTGTCTGGACCTTCGTAGCAACACTCTTGATTTTGCGGTAGCAATGTTTCATCTGTATAGGTGTCCAGACAACCACCGCCATCGAGTCGTTTCGATGTAGATGTCCCTGACCAGTAATCAGTAAGTTGGTCTATATCATACGTAGAATCAAAATTGCCGCTCACCTGATGAAGAGAAAACTTGTGCTTCAGGTCAATCAGGAAATTCTCTACGTCGGTTTGTGTTGATGAAGCGGTTACGGTGAACGAAAGAGTGTTTGCGGTATCTGCTGGAGAGTGAATCGTAGTATCGGCCAGGTGGGCCGCGTATACTGTAGCAGCATCCTGACAGAAAGCAATCAACGTTGGTAAATCTGAAGGCAAGGCAGCAGTGATTTGATGACTACCTCCAGCCGCATGATGCCAAGTAGGTGTAGCATCTAGATCATGAGCATTGAAGTCAGTTTTGATTTCAGTAGACAACGTGATGGCGGTGGCCTGGTTGTAAGCATCTTCTGACGTTACTACATTTGTTTCGTCAGAGAGCAAGTGACCCGCGACATCAAACGTACCAGAGTCAAGGAATTTGTACGCTCCTATACCGGGGTACTCAACCTGCATATCGAACGGATTAGCCCAAACACAAAAACTGGGGTAGGCGTTTAGTTGCATCGCCCCAGCAAAGGTCAATCGGTCCATACAACCAATTGCGTCCAACAGTCCGCGAAAGCTGCATGCCTGCCCAGTGTTGTCGAACAAGTGTTGTTGGTAGATCTCAGAACCCGGCTGAGTGATCATGATTTTGTTTTCGTCAAACGAAACCAGGTCCCACTTGTCGGAGTTGTTGATGTAACGTAGGAATGCATGCCATCGGTGTAGACACAGGTTAGGTATCCACACGTGAAAGTCCCAAGCTAGCTGATCGTCCCCGGATGTGTATGGTTGGTACAACTCTGGCTGCCATACTGTGGGATTTCGAGACTCTACCACCACAGGAGTCGTCGAGGTGAAGACACTGACGAAGTCGCGTACTCCACCTTCTCGGGTAGCCTCACCGAACATAGTATTGGCGGCAGCTTTGAGCGACATACTACGAAAGCTGCGAACGTCCGGTAGCTCTTTCCGCCAAGGAATCAGCCACTCGATTACGAAAGACGACCAAGGCGATGTCCAGAGGTTGAAGTACTTATCTGTGATTCGTCCAGCAACCTCGTAGTACTGCTGAGCCAACGCATCCATCAACGTGACTAAGAAGGTCGCGACTACAGTCAGACTTACAGGAGCATCAATGCCGTTGTCTACCAGTATGTCGTTACGTGCAGGTGGCTCTGCCAGAGGCAACGTAACTACATCTCGCTCACCTCTGGGTACATGCGTTTTGACGAGCCTACCGTTGATAAAAATGTTTACGGGAGCAGCTGTGTCGGTAATCAGAACAAACGGGGATTCATCAATCGAACGAGGAAGCATCTCGTCGATTGTCTGCAAATAGAACGAGCCCGCCGGGATGATGTTGACCATCCCCTCCCTAATATCGTCATGCAAACGGTCGTCTGGGTAGAACTCGAGAGACACTACTCTACTCCAAAGTTCACCGATAGGGTCGGATACTCAGTCAATCCGTTCAGACTGATGAACTCAATGTCTTGCTTGGCGTCGTCAAGTCTAGCAAAGTGGGTGAGCTTGAAGTTCTGTACTCCATCCACAGAACCTTCTACAGCACGCTGATAGTCAGTTGGATCCAAATAGGTAACGAACTGCTGATAGGCCTGAGACGGGTTATTTGGGTTTCGTAGATAACCTTCGGTGAAGGTACGAACATCAGAAATTATATCGTCCTTGTCTGTAGTGACGAACGTTGTCAGCTCTCCTGCTATGTAAATATCGATCGAGTCTGCCAGCCGAACCAAAGTGTCGCTGCCGAATAGTTTGAAGCGATCTTGCAGCAGGGAGTTGACGTTGTAAACTACGTCAAAGTAAACGTAACGTACTTCCCATGTTTGGCCTGGCTGGAGAGGTGTAGCCAACTGTACGCGATCGTTAGCTGACGGTGAGCCACGCCAAGCTGCATCAGTATCAACATCCAAAGAGAAAGGAACTACAACACCGTCCACCGCGACAAACACCACGGACAGGACAGGCTTTCGTTGAAAAGTAAGGAACGTCTCTCCACCATCGGCGACACCACGATCAATAGTCTCTCGAGTCCTATCGGTGATCATGTAGATATCGTAGCCGAGCTTACCTGATGTCTGTCCTAGACGGCTGTAGTTAACGTAGTCCGTAGAAGGAATGGTAGAGTAGTCATCAACACCAGTAGGACTGATGGACGTGATGATGTTTTCTAGCTGGCCCGCGGCGTCCTGGTTAGCTCCCTGCATGGCAGCCCACAAGATGTCTCGCATCTGGTATTTGTCTGGAGGATCTTCACCTTGACTTGCATAGTCTCTATTGACACACCCATCAAAGTCATCCTGCACTGTTTGGATTCTATTGATAGTGTTGGGAGGAAGATCGTAATCAACGCCTGCAGCGATAGCTTCGCACAGTACAGGAATTTCGTAGTTTCCTGTACTGGAGTTAAAGTAGTAGTCAGCCAAGTCTCCATTCATCTCAGCGTCTTCGATGACGGTAAAATTGAATCTTCCGTCATCGGTACTTACGATGGTTCCGGTAGCGGCGGTGTAGGTGACTCCAGCTTCGGGTCGAGTGGAACGAAAGAAATACACTGTTACTTGGGAAACTCGAGCTACGTTTGGATCCTTACCGAAGTTAAGCGCCAGCTCGAACATGTCTTCGTCAAGAATCAACGAAGGGTCTTGCAGCTGGTATAATCGGCCCAGGTACGCAGCAAAGTTCTCCATACGAGAACCTTCTACAGAGGCGCCATAGATCAACGTGGCTAGTGGACCTTTCTGTACGTCGATACGAGAGTCGTTAGACGTAACAGACGCGGAGAGGTCAGTAAGGAAGCCGTCAATGTCTCTAGGTGATTGGGGCATGAGATCCTACAAAGGCGTACCTACGCCCGGAACAGAAGTACCCGAGGCATCTACGCTGGCGGGTAATTGCTGGCTGAGGTCAATATCGAAACCGGTCTCTACCTGCTCGTCTGAATCTGTCTGGCAGATGCTATAGAAGGCCCAACTCAAATCACCGATCTGCCAAACATTGATCGAAAGGATGTCGGATATATACTCTTCGTCATCTACTTCGGGATCATCTTGCTGCGCGTCCATCAAACGACTAAGGGATGATTCAGCCATCTGTTGGATCATCGACTGGATACCCATTTGATTGTACGCGTACACGTTCCCATCTATCTGATAGAACTCGCTGCCGGTAGAGTGCCAAGGAGGGTCAAACGGATCAAAGTTGTTTAGGTAGGTTTCAGCAGTATCTTGGAGACACTTCTCCAACCCTTCAACCTCTTCTAGTCGTCCTTGAGGAGACAGAACAAGATCTCCTCCCGCCATTTTGAATGTAACGCTCATGGGTAGGCCAACAAAACTCTCTTCCATGACCGCCACTCTTTACGTTGAGCGTCAGTCAAATTGGAAGCGTAACGAGCTTCAGCAATTGTATTGACTTTTTTGTAGAACTTTAATTTGTCAATACTGTTTCTTATCTTACCTATTCCCTTAGTTATGGTGTAGAGAATAGGGTAGATACCTTCGGAGTAAAGTCGCTGGGCCTCGGTAGCGTCACCCAAGTCATCACGAAAAGCAGAAAACCCGGATATGACTGTTTCCAATTCAGCCAAAGCTGCGGTAGAGTTAGCCAACTGCTTTGTTGCGGCTCGTGCAACTATAGTGTCGTGGTCTCCTTTACTGGGGTTGACTGCTAGCAGCAGATCCAGATACTGTGCGGCTTTCTGCTTTACTTCAGACCCGATGAGAATCAGGGCATCCTCAGTGTCACCAGAAATGCCTTGTGACTCGCCTGTATCGGCGTTGAAGTAGCTTGGTGGGTTTTGTTTTCGTTTCTGTCCGAGGAGGGTTAGTTGCGCGTCGGTGAGCGGCATCTGGATACACCTATAACTACGCTGTTGGGTGCGCTCCTATTAAAGAGTAACGTGGTTATCAATGCGTAAGTTAGATGAAGTCTTCTATGGCGTCGGTAAGAGCGCCGAGGGGGGACGGAAAGCAGCTGGAGTTGGTTTCGGCATCCTCGTCTATAGTTTCTTTGGTGTCCTGAACATCTCCAAACAGCTCCTTGATGGCTTTGTCGAACTGATCCACTAGTTCGATCTTGGCCTCCACGGACTGACCAAGTTCCTCCATGACCTCTTTAATACCTCGAGTAACTTCATCGGTGGTGGATGTTACGGTCTCTTTTATGCTGCCGGTGAACTGCTGAACCGTTTCTTCTACCGTCTCGGTAGGTAAAGTAGTAGGAGCATCCTCCAGACTAGGAATAGTAGACAAAGCGCCCGTCAAGTCGGTAGAAGCGTCAATAATAGACTGCACTGTTGCTGGAGGACAAGACAAATCAGGAGAAGAAGCATCTTTGCAGGGGTTAAGCAGTCCGCCAAGATCAAAACCTGTCAGGCTTCCCAGCAGCTTCTGGACGATACACAAAGGTACTTGGATCGTCTTCATCATGGCTTCGAACGCATCAGTGATGGTTTCGTCTAATTCAATAGACAGACTTTTGAAAGCTTCCTTCAATAGGTCGGTTGGAAGGGGTAGCCCTCCCAGAATACCAGACAAGTCAGGCAGAGAGTTTCCGCCGCCAGAGCCTACTGCGGGTAGATCGGGTGCACCTGTGTTTGCTGTGCCGGTACCTAAGAGGCACTGGGCGAGATCGTTACCGAATAGGTTGTCTGTAAGGCTAGCTACGTTCTGTACTTTATTGAGGATGCTTGACACTGTCTTGGTCAAGCTTCCTACCATCACATCGAAGATACGGTTAGCAAAACTAATACCGCTACTGAGGGCACCGTAAGCGCTTTCTATCTTTTTGGCTGGATCTGGCAACTGATCAAAAGGTAGGTTGGGCAAGTCTAGGTTGCTTAGGCCTGGAATCTCAAATCCATTGATGTTATCAGCAGACAAACGAGACTCAGACCTGGCACAAGCTTTGCCCCTAGTAGACAACTCTTTGGATAAATTCTGGTCATCCGTCAGCTTAGATACATCCACAGCCTGTAAAGCCACGATGGGCGACTTGACTTTATTGGTCGTTCCGTTGCTTTGAACGGTCGGTTTCTTGGTAAGCAGCCTCGTCAGTGCCTCTACTCTATCGCTCATAGGAACCTTGTGGGGTATTTTTACTCCGTCTACCTGCAGCTGTAGCAGTTCCTCCAACTCAGCGTCTGTGAACAGGAGATCATCCAACAAGGTGAGACTCTCAACCAAGTCCACCTCGGGCGCTTGCTCGTCCAGATAGTCTTCCTGTACCGCGTCATCGCCGCTCAATATCTCTCCGATATAGTCTTCAGGGATACCCCAACGAACAAGCTTGTCGTAGGCGGCTTGAGTAGTCTTTACCTGCTCCGGCCAGAATATGTAGTGGTGCAGCGACGTAACATCCCCACCATAAGTAGCCGCAGTGGTATTGATGTTCGTATCGATGTTTCTGTACATCTCAGCTACTGTCGATATTGGTTGAGTTACTCCACAGATATTCTGGTATGTGGTAGTGGTTACGTTCTGCGTGGTCAACATAGTAGGCAAAGCTACCTGCATTCCCGCCAGAATCTCTTTGGTTCGCTGCAGGTTGTTGCCTGTCTTCTCGTAAATTTTGTTGATCGCAACCAAATTGGTTCCATCTATGATCAGCAACTTCCCGTTGACGATGGTATACTCGTCTTCGCTTTGGATATAAGCAGCCAGATCAGCCTCGGTTTCGATGACTGGTATATCTACCCCACGCATCAACTCCTGGTAAGTTGGTTGACTGAAAGTCTTAGCCACGCCATCGGCTGCATTTTCAGTAGCTGTGACGCTGCGATCCTTACCACCAGCAAGGTAGGTGGCTCCGGTAGGCTCATTGGAGTCAGTACCAGCGCCCACCAACGTGCCTTCAACCAAAGCAGCCACATCGGGAACGTTGTTCCAAAAAGTTAAGTCGGTAGCAGCGTTGGCAGAAATAACGCCGGACACGTCGGAAGACAGATACAGCGTTATAGTGTTTCCATCTACAGCCGCACCAGGAAGGCGCGGATTAAGTGTAGCAGGAGTAGTTGTGGTGTCGACTGCAGGTCCTAGGTACACATATGATATGTTAATCTGATTTCCTTGGCGACCAGCCTGCTTGGCAGTCCATTTGATTTGGTTATCAATTGTACTACCGATAGTAACTGAAGCCGCTACAGGATCACCCAATAAATCATTGAGTGCTGTCTCCACCGTGGCTAGCTGTTGGTTGAACGTCTGTCTGACTTCGTTCTCAAGGTACTGTTTTAGCGTGTTCAGCGCCTCAGTGGCTTCATCATCTATAGTACATCTTTGGTATACAGAGGGCATATCGTCACCGAGTGAACCTGACTTCGGTCGATAGAACAGAAGACATAGAACCAGACAAACTACCTAAACCAACAGACAGGGTAGCTAAGGCGGCTTGACTCGCGCCGGATAGATTAGTATCCGCAGCCAAAATGGATGTAGCTGATTGCATCATACTAATCAACGGGGTCAGTATTGTAGTGGTCAAGGCGGTACCCAACACAGCCGGCTGGGATGGAGCAGAACCAAAACCAACACTAGAGCTGTTGACCTGTACCTTAGGAGATCTGAACGTAAGGCTGGTACCATACTTCTGGGTGCTTGACTGCACGACACTAAAGTCTAGTTTCTTCGACGTGACCTTAACATCGTTTTTAGGCCCAAAATCCAGGTCGGTGGTCTTGGCTTTTGAAGTGTTACGTAAGATCATGTTAAGCTCTTCATCTATATCGAACGTCAAATCACCCTGTTGTCGGTGAGCTACGTAACGACGTAGACGAAGAGCTTTATTGGTCTGTGAGTTCTTGATAGGTTGCTGTGAGGCATCGTATAGATGACCTTCATGCAGATTGATTAAGTCTTTGCCTTCATCGTCACGAATCCACCTACCGTACTCGTACTGGAACTGATCCCCCGATTTTAGATATACCTGCCTCGAGTACGGTTTCTCAGTGTCGGCCCGTTTGACTAAACCAAACCGCTCCTCGTGCGCCAATTCGGTTGGGTCGTTTTGGTCCAACTGACGTTTGTATGTCGGAGAACGAGAGGTAAGCTCCAGCTCCGTCTGCATAAGGTTGTGTTCTACGATTCCACCCAAAGCGGACAGGTCTCCATCTTCACTAAAATGCTGGTATGCATATTGAGGTGTCATCACCTCAATTTCCCCAGGACGAAGCTCACGAAAGATGAGGTTGTTTGAGTCATCTTGAGCCTGCTTTACCAGGCCGCCTTGATGGTGGTCAACGTAACCCCAAATCTCTGCTTGGCTGGGCTCACGTATCTTCTGCGTTACTACCTTTACGCCAGCCTCTGGCATAGCCCTGATCCAACTGTTACGTCCCATGAACGGATGCCGCACCGTCATAGACGTAGTGCCGGGTTCTCCGTACATCTCCACCTTGACGGTTTCTATCTCAGGCTGCACCGACCTAACCACACCCCTTACCGGAATATGCGCTACCTTAGATGGGGCATTTTCATCCTGCTGTCGCGCTTCGCGTAGGTCTATACGTGTAACTGCCATTAGTCTTTGTTTGCTCCACGGTTGCCTCGCTGCTTAGTACCAGCCTTAACTTTAGCGTCTAACTTGCGGTGAGTCTTCTCTGTATACGCCCTACCGCCTGTTTGTTGTGGTGTGCCGCTAACGTCTTTGCGTTGAGTCAACTTAGCCTTGTTGGCTTTGAACGTAGTGTAGCAGGCACGTTTAGCCGCCTTCTTTTTCCGCACGTTGCCTATCTTCCTAGCTGAACCTACGCAAGCATAGTACTCAAGAGAAATCTTCTGTCTCAATACAGCGCTGTTATTTCCACACACACTAGAACCAGTCGCAGTATCGAAGTAGTTTTCTGGTCTAGCTTCTCGGTACGCCTTGTACTTCTCGGCAAAGTCCTTGATGATTTGCTCTGGACGAAAGAAGAATAGTGGGTTGGTTTGAACACCCCAGTCGTTTGGGTTGACCGACCACCGGTATTTTTTAGACCTACTCAACATGTAGTCTACAGCTTGATCCACCGTAGTTATCTTCGCTCTGCCGGAGCTATTAAGTCGATCAAAATAACGCTTCCACTTCGAGCTCAACTGGTTTTTGTTTACGTTGTTAACACCACCAGTAAGCTTCATCTTCATCTGAGTACGTAAAAACTCATGGTTGGTTTTCAGTATCTCTTTGTAAGCAGACGTGTCTCCACCAGCTCTATCCATACCCGAAAACTCATGAGCTGGGATCTTAGCTCCAGGCCTATATACCAACATACCGAAGTGAAGGTGAGACTGTACGGTCCCAGACGATCCCACCTTTACGAAAGGAGTGTCAGGCGGAATGGACCTGATGTCCTTAGGAGTACCAGGATCTCCGATCCAATACTTCTTTCCACCACTCTGATTGGGATAAGGGATAAGATCACCGCAGTGAACGTAACTAAGCCGACAAGCCAGTTTAGCTTGGCTGTTTCCTGGCAGCGTAACATACCCAAACGCCTGCACCACCAGACCACTGTGAGACCCGTAGTTGCGGTTAATTTTAGGCTTGAACTTGTACTGCTCTTTTATCTTGTCGTAGATGCCTTTAGTTACGCCATCTAGTTTGAATTTAATTCCTTGACCGTCAGAAGTGTATTTGAATACATAAGAACCACTTTTTTTGATAGCGAACAACTTATCGCCCTCAGACGGCGGTCCCAGTATGGCGGCAGTGGTTGGAGGCGCCTCCAAAATAGAATAGGTGCGAGACCATATGTACTTATTGGATGGGTACCTGGTGAAACCAGTCCCTATCATAATGTTAGCAGCATGTGCCGCTATAGGACAGTAAGCCGTTTTGCCGTGAATACCGCTACCGTAGAAGTCAACACCAGAGTGCCATCCCCAGAACTTCCCTTTATGGCGTCTACGGCCTCCATACTTGTCCTTGCCTTTGAATCCATAGTTCTGGCTAGATAGTCTTCCGTTTGGATTGACGTAACGGTAGAAACCCCACTGGTTGAACTCGCGGCTGGTTTTCTTTGAAGATCGGCCATACGGCCACGGATTATATAAGTTGCCGTAGTAGTCGCTTGACGCTTTGGTTTTGGTTGGGTTGTTTTTGTCTACCCCTCCGGACGTAGCGTAGCTTAGACTAGTGTTGTCCAAGGAAGCGGCTGACTCTGGATTACCTTTGTTGGGTGGAGGCCGCTGAGTACGACTGGCGATGTAATTGGAAGCACCTCTAGGCTGAACAGGCAAAGAACCAGCAGATCCTCCAGCGCCTTGTGTTTGATTGGTATAGGTCTGAGCCTGCCTGAATGTAGTGTCAACCTGGTCGGCGTAACTGTAGCTAGCAGACAGCCATCTATCTTTAAGATACGGGCCACAAGACCAATTAGTAGCATCACGTGGTTTACGCTGGCCGGTTGTCTCCATTACTGATTTCCGCAGTGCCTGGGATTCTAGCCCTACCGTCGCACCTCGAGCAGCTCGAGCAGCAGCCGATAGTTTATTGCCAGGCAAGTTAACAAGCGGATTGGACCCAAACCGGATATTCTGACTTACATCTCCGGTAAACAAACCACTGTAGTCTACTGGAAGTCTAGTGCCACCTGCCATGTGACGGAACGTACCATCGTTGTTGAGTCCACGTACATAATGAAGATCTAACGAAGTAGTACACTCACCCAAAGGCACCATTGAGTAACTCACCGACTTAACCAACGCCATCCTCTGTCTATGTACCACATGAGTAGGACGATTGGGTAGCATGAACGGACGAAAGTCGTGCTGAACCGACGCAGCCTCCATACGACCAAGTTCTCGCTGAATCTCGAGCAAACCAAACGCTATACGAGTAGCCTCACCTTGGCCGGTAGAGCCTTCGTTCTTAAACACACTACCTACACCAGGCAGCTTGATGTTGATGTTACGCACACGCACGCCGACACGACGAGCCAAAACGTTGGCTACGATAACGGTCTTCTTGTACGTATCTTGCATCAACTGGCTGCCAGTAAGACCCTCCAGAACTCGCTCTGTTTCCTTGCCTGTTATGATCCAAGCAGTGTTCAACTCGCCTTGCTCTGAAGCTAACTTGAAGCTCCGTATACCCTTAACAACAGTGTATGCTCCCTGAAAGATCCGACCGTAGTCGTAAGGCAGAGAGTTATAGTTGGGAAACTCGAAAGACAGGTCCCCGTACGGAGTTACATAGAACTGGTAGTCAAGCGTCTCGCACAGCTCGTTAAGTAACTCCAACCGTGTCTGGAAGTCATACGTAGTAGCCCCAAAAATGTTGTGCGTGATATCCTGCTGTACAATCGACAAAGCGCCAGTACCATTCGTAGGCAACAGCATGTGCATAAACGCATGCAGCGGACTGTACGGAGCTTTCTGTGGATCAGAATCACCGTGAGACTTCGTGCCTACCTCCGTAACCTCACGATAGGTCAGCGGCCTCCCGATGACGCCAAACACCATATTTAGATTCCACTTCTGAAGAGCTTCTCTATCGTACGCTTTGAGCTTATCTTCATACCCCTTGGAGATAGGCAAGTGGGTGAGGGTGAGCCACTCAACCGCACCCTCAAAACTCATCCCGGCTAGCGGATGTGGGTTCTTGTTGGCGGCCCGAATGAGATCGCCGTACATACCTACCGCTATTTGGTTGAAGCGTGCAGTAGTATGCGTAACATCAGCCACAGTGGAACTAGACTCGGAATTCTTGGTGGGGTTGTTGGCTCCCTGCCGTCTAGCTTCCTCTATTTTTTTACGAACCGAGTCGTTCTCTGCCCTACGCCGAACACTACTGTCTTTGCGTAAAGCCTGAACCTCGGCCTGCTCGGCCTTTTTCAATTCGGATCGTATCTGCGCGTATAGATCGTTGAACCGCCTGACAGCGTCATCTATCTTAGCTTTAGCGACCTTAGACTTGGCTATAGATCCTCCATTCTTACTGACGTACTGAGTAAAAATCTTAGATACCTTGGCTATAGCTCCTGTCTCAAGAATAGCAATAGTACCACCAGCAGAAGATAGCAACAGTAGTTTAGCAGTATTGAAAGTAGCTAATATATCTCTGTCCACTTCAGCCTGTATCTTACCGGGAACGTCGGAGAAGAAACCGCGCACAGTAGTCAACACATACTGATTGAGTAGGTAAATTCTATTAGTGTTGGGGTTCTCAGCAAACTTTGCGTTTTTGTAGATATCTGGATACTGACTACTGACGGTATTATCCAGAGAGGACAGCCCAGGATTAACCAAACGAAATATGTTGTTTCTCGGTTGGGGGTTGCCTAAATCAACACTTGATGTAGTCTGAACAAAGCGGTTGCTGTTGTATTCTCCTAAGTACAACGCAGCTACGTCGGCCGCCTTCTTACCGGTGGTCAACAAAAAGCTATTGGCTTTCTGGATAGCCTCATCGGCACTAACAAAAGTCTTGGACGAGTACTCAACTTTGATAGTGTCCTTACCGGTCCTCTTCAGAATCCCGATGACACCAGTAGCATCCTTCAACTCAGCCAACGATTTAACTATTCCACTGAACACTTCAGGTTGCTTATCTGCACCTAGCTTAACTGTACCTCCAGCATAGATAGACTTCATCTGAGCGACCAAGTAGGCTACCTTCCCTCTAATGTCGTCTTGAGCCTTTTTGGTGCAAGCATTATAATTCTGCCCCTTCGTACACTGAGCAGTAAAAGCAGCTGACACAGCCGCGTTGTACAGTGCATTTAGATCTCTATTGATACCTAAATCTGAAGTTACGTCTAAAAACGACTGTGTAGAAGATATGCCTTTGCTTTTATCTTTTTTCGCTTGCTCTCGCTGCTCTTTGAAGACGGCAGAGTTCTGGTCTTCTCTGCTTTTGCCGTCAGAAACGGATGATGTAGGCTGCATCCGCACCCGCATACGATTGAGGAGCCCACGCCAGTCGTAGCACCTAATGTTCATCAAGCGATCACCCATAACCGGGTCATCCTCGAAATCGTACTCGTCTACGAAACCTGTAAACGCAGGAGCCCACAGCTCATCTACCTGCTGTCCTTTGATGTTCGGGCATGGGTAGTCTTTGCTGCCTGGAATTTTGCATAGACCGGTGATATGCGGAAGGCGGTAGAACACCCTAACGCAATCATGCTTATTGATTACACTGTGAAAGGGGTTCAGGGGATATAACCAGAAACCCGCTTCATCGATTTGCTGGTCAGCCGCTCCAGGTCGAATGCGCTCATACTTGCGTTTGTAAATCAGGTACTTGGCAACCTCATCGGTGTTGCGGGTGATTCTACCAGGGGTGGTTACAAGTCTCTTCTTTCCTGCTAGAGGCACTCGCCAACCGCTGAGATCTAGCTTTGAGCAGACGTTGGCTGGAGTCAGAATGAACGCATCATGGTTGTTGTTGAGGCTAAACGTACAAGTGTTCATTCCACCTGTAGTCTGAAGCGTCCACGACATAGCACCACGAACGTATGGCGTCACCTCTACACCCTCAACGAAAACGCGGAACTCGCACTCGCGCACACTGTAGTTCTGCTCTCTAAAAACTATGTGGCGAAGCTGGTCGCAGATCCATTTCTTGTTACCTCGAGAGTTACCGCCGTAAACAGCGGTCGAGGGATAGCAGCGATCACCACCTAACCCGTTCAAAGCTAGGCGGCGCCTATTGTAACGAGACACACGCTCTCTTAGTTTGCGGGCCTCCAGTAAAGCCAACTTATAATCAGCTCTGGCTTTGGCTTTAGCTTGAGTGGACGTACTGGCGGTTTGTAGTGCCTGCCCGACCGTAACTTGGTTGGCTTTGTTGGTCTTAGCTTTGGAGGGTGTAGTACTGGCGGGTTTGTTTGGGTTGGCCATCAGGATCCTCTACGGCGGCCTCGCTGTTTCAACTGCTGCACTTGTTGCGTTGAGGCATTACCTATATGCAACTGATCAGAAACATTAACGCGTTTGGTAGCCGTTACTTTGGGACCAAAAATTGTTTTGATGCGTTCACGCATGATGTCGGCCTCATAATCTTGGAGACCCAAATCACGTAGCAAAGCACGTTCCATGCGAAGCAGGAGCAACTGGCGATATGTAGCATTGAATTCGTCGGCACGGAAGACGCGCTGCACATCTCCAGCTTCGTCTTCCGACTGTCCTTCGTCTATACGACGTTGGACCAACTGACGATGTACTTCTACTTCGAAACGAGCAGCGGCTCTAGCGACTTCGTCTGAGCGGTTGAACTCATTCCACAACAAATCTAAGATCTGCTGTTCGCCTTCGGTGGGTGGTTTCGGTTCGGGCTTAACCCGTAAAGCGGGTCCTGCGCCTTCAACCGATTCAGGTAGGTTACTGGCTTGTGGAGTCGGAGCCCGTCGTATCCGCCTCTTCCGGTAGCTCGGACGGACGGATTTCCCCCGTCTTCCAGTTGATTTGTTTTTGATCTTCGACGCCATACTTCTCTACCAACATCTCGCTCAGCTTCTGATGCTTGAGCGCCATCTGCTCTAACTGTTGCTGCACGCCATACTGTCGCTGATCTAGGCAGGCCTCGGTAGCATCTATAGTCTGCCTCTGCTGATTCAAAGTCTTCTTCTGTTGCTCTATCAACATGAGTTGGTGCTCCAACAGAGCCAACTCGCTGCTATAGAATTTGCACTCGAACAGGTCTTCTTTGGACAACTTAGCCATCAAATCCTCACTGAAGGTTTACCAACGCCTCTACCAAACCTTTTACAGTTTTTCCTTCACCGAGGAGGGTGCCTTTTGCTTTTCCGATGATGGTTCCCGGTTTGGGTTCATAATCAACTACAGCACAGCCGTCAGGACCAGACACCAGGAATTCGCCGTTGCCTTGAATGTCACCCTGAGCTGTCGAACACATTACCGGTACAATTCCCGTTATGGCCATACGGTTGAGATTGTTTTGCTTGGTGATTCCACCGAAGCAGTGCATCCCTTCATAAACCACAATGCGTTCTTGGAGGTATAGATCTGCAGAATCTTGGTGGTCCACTACACGAACAATCTTAACGAAATGATTGCGGTGTGTACGAATGTACTGCCCCACCGAATCGGCTACGTCACCGCGAACCTTAAGGCAGTCGGTTTGGCCAAGATTGTCTGTCTGCACACGCAACTGAAACTCACGAGAGCGATCGTAATCGTTGGCGGTACCCAAAACAACTCCAGGCTGGGTGGCTACAACTCCAGCCACACTGGTCTGACCTACATCAGTCGATTTGGTGAATTGACCTTGCTGTAGGCACAAAACAGTACCAGGATCGTACTCGGCATCCGCTACGACTAATTCGGCAACGTCAGCACCAGCGGTTTGGTAGGACTTACCCGAGTCCAAGTTAGCATTACCGTTACTGTCAATGTTGAAGACACCACCACCAGCACTATCCAAAACACGCAGATAATAAAACCCGCCTCCAGCAGCTGTGTTGCATTGCATAACCACAGCCGCAGTACCAGGACTTCGACTCGACTTACGATCGTAGAAGTAAGCGCAACTGGCATTCGTGTTGGCATCGTCACCTACAGCGGCAAAGGTAGCGTTACCGAGGTTACTAGGATCGCCCCAAGTCTCACCCGCCTTACCGCCTACAATAGTTTGGCTGTAGTAACTACTGGCCGCGTTAGATCCCCTAATGTACAACCGACGAACAGAAGAACCATCGTGAGTTGGACGAATGGTGTACGTATACACACCTGCACCCAAGCTGTTCCGCTCAATAGCCAACGACTCTGGGTTGGGTGTAGCCAAATAGTCACCAACATGGAAACGAGTAGCTGATGTCATGTCGCTCCACCCACCACGAAGGGACGTACCCGCTTGGTCAGTAACTTGAACATTTGTATCCGCTTGGACGCCTACACTAGTAGGGCTATCAAGACGCACACCCGGCAAAGCGTTACCTACAGCAGTAAACCCACCAAGCAGACCACCAAAGTGGTCGCTGGAATCAGTACCAAGTTTGATAGAACCGTTGTACTTAGCCCCAGCCAGAGAAGTCCGCGGTCCCACAATAAGCTCAGCGGTCCTGAAGGTAGGCCCATCAGCACGTTGAGAAATCGTGGCCAACTCGTTACCAGCATCAGTGACAGGAGGATCAGATTGGTCTTCAGCAACACGAAAATAGCGCTGAGTCACCAGCGGTGAGTCGTCATTATTCGCATCAACGAAAACGTTCACATCCCCATCACCACGGATAACATCCGTAGCAGCGGAAACACCACCAAACGTAATAGTATCAAGTATATCCGAGATATCTTGGTCGGTAGCGTTATTTGGAATCTGCTCTAGTTTGGATACATCAGAACCAGAGCTGATGACACCGCCACGCTGCAGGGACTGTAGCACGCCACGGAGGACTTTTTCAGTTGCCAGGGGTGAGGCCATTGAACAAACCTATACCATTTGAGGGAAATCTCTACTAGAGATTAACGTGCTGTGGTAAGCTAAACAAAGAAAGCAAGCGGGTCGAGCTTTTGTGTTGACATGCTCATGTATTTCAGTTATCAATACACAGAGGAGGAGCAAGATGGAACTCACAGACAGGCAGATCGATCAGGTTACTTTGGTGATCAAGATGCTCCGGGCGGACGCGGATAGCCACCGAAACAAAAAAGACTGGGATCGGGCCGGTTATTTGGACGGACGGGCGGATGATCTTGAGGATAGCTTGGATGAACACAGGAAAACCAAATAACCAACTGGGTTAAAGGTCAAGTCCATGGACAAGTCCGCGAGCGGGTTTGAGGCAAGTCAACGTATAAGGAGCAGACAGTGTACTCAAACACACAAGATCTCTGGAAAAATCAGAGCTATCTAACAGGATATCAGTGGGGGTACGAAGTAAGCCGAAGTAACTATCAGAAAGCGCAACAACAACTGAAACTGATGCAAGACATTTCGACCTCTAGTGAGATAATGAGAGGAATCCATGATGGTGTCTTGATGGGAACTAGGGACAGGCCGACTATTCGTCATCGTCGGTACGTAGGCGAACGTTACCGACGAAGGCAAGAGCGTCGGCGCGCACATGCACGGCGCCGCGGAATCAAGTACCCTATCCGATGTGTGTGCTGCTCATGCAAGCAAGACATCGGCATCAAGTGGACTCAGACCTATCAACCCAACGCGGTTTCGCACGGATACTGTACGGAATGCACCGCAGTACAAAACGCCAAAATAGACCGATATCTCGAGAGGACAGCGTGAAAAACCAACCAGCAACAGCATTAGAAAAAGCTCTAGAAGTTGCGTACCAAGCACACCAAGGACAACGTAGTTTCGCGGGGAGACCTTATATTTTTCATCCTATCAGAGTGATGGAGCAAATGGACACCGACGAGGAGCGTATCGTAGCGTTGCTGCACGATACCGTCGAGGACACCTACGTTACGTTGGATCACTTGGCTGATTGGTTCAGCTCAACGGTCGTGGAAGCGGTAGACGCTTTGACCCACAGAGATGGTGTTCCGTACCTGGAGTATATCGAGAAACAGGTCGCGCTCAACCCGTTGGCGACTAAGGTCAAACTGGCGGATCTGCAGGACAACATGCGCGTAGATCGTTTACCGAAAGTAACCGCAGGCTCAGCCAAACGGCTTATTCAATACGGACAGGCGGTTCAAATTCTGAAGAGGAGACAACATGAGCTACGTTAGGTCGATCTCCCCAATCCCACTTGATGAGCCATGTAGTACGTGCGGGCGCTTGGACGAAAGTCAGTATCCCGGTGATTGGTTTGATCGAGAAGAAGCTTGCTTCGACCACCAGATGCGGTGGGCCAACGGGCCGTGGTGGTGTCGCTGGCTTAAAAACTTCATTCAGTTGGCGTTCAGACGCAAAAGGGGAGGACTGACCGGTCGCCCTGTACGCTGGATGTTCCGCCTAGACAAGTACAGTAATGGGTTCTGCCCTGAGTGTACCTCTCACTGGTACATCTGGGCGGACGAGAACAAACTGCACGTCTGGGCCTCCCAAATCGACGATCTCCCAGCCTATTCGGTTGAGGAAGTCAAGGAAATCGTCGAGCAGGAGGACTACCAGCGGATCCCTGGATTCGATCTGTACGGTGACCAGGGGGTTCTGAAAGCATCACTGCTTGCATACTTGGAAGACGAAGCAGGAGAGGAGTCACGATGACCAACTGGATAAAAGAGCAAGTAGTCTATAGACGGGTTTATGAGCGAGTCTGGAATCAAGTCACTGACCTAGTCTGGAGGCAAGTCGATTGGCAAGTCGGTAGGCAGGTCCGTGGGCAAGTCTGGGGGCAGGTCAAGAGGCAAGTCCTGTTAAACGAACGTAGATAAGGAGACAACATGACAATGTACAGACTTATTTGTGTAGAATGTAGAGACCACCAACCAGAGTTCGACTGCTTTGACGAAAACGAACTCTACTACTGTCTGGAGGAGTTCACCTGCAGTTGCGGATGTCAAGACGCCGAGGTAGAGAATATGGACGACACCTTCGCAGCAAGCGGCACACAGTCTAGGAGCTACGATGTCCATTCCATCCTGTAACCACTGCGGAGAGCAGATGCGCGCCGACACTGAGCGTCAGTACGGTTTCGGAGAACATACTCCCAGCGTCAAGATTTGGCGTTGTCAGAAGTGCGGTTGGATCCGGCCGGTGCTCACACAGGGAGATCTCGACGCATGGCAAACCGCGAAACCCTACGAGGCACCCACAGAAAATAAAAACAACCTCGAGTACGATATGGAACAAATCAACGGGGAGCCTAGAGGTCAACCAGGCCATCCCGCCAAACAACACAAATGCAGCTGCTCAGGAGGGTGTAGCTGTGGCAGCGGAAGCAAAAAGACATGCGGAGGAGGATGTAGTGGCTGCGGCTAACCAGGACTTCTAAACTGAGCCCACCTTAAGTTATCATCCAAGCTAGACTGCAGTTTGATCGATTCCCGAGCGGAAGCAATACGCTTCTGCGCCATAGTACATACGATGTCAAGTGACTCCCAACGGGTCTTTACCTTGATCAACAGAGGAGCTGCCGTCATGAGAGCTTGCTGCTGAGCCGGACCGGTAGCCTTGGCAGAAAGCGAACCAGCACGAGTCAAGGCGCCAATCAACTGATACTCGACTGAGCTGATGATCTGAAGAGATCGCTTAGCATCATGATGAATCGCCACTACACGATCAAGCCTGGCTTCCATCTCAGCCAAAGCTTGCTGAGTTTTTCGAACCGTTGCAGGCTTTTCGAAGTCAACCGTACGGCTCATCAATTTACCAACGTCCAGATAACCCTTGACCTCTGCCGCCAGTTGATCTAGCCGAGGCTCGTTCATTTGCCTGGCTTTATCCTTTACCTTGTCCAGTAGTTGATCCAAATCCATCAGCTGTGCTCCAAATCGAAGCCAGGCCGAGAAGCTTCATTGCTACGTTTACGATCAACCTCACGACGTAATGACGATAAAGTCGAGTGTCTCTGCTTTAATTTGTTGACAAGGTCATTACGATCAAGTCCCTGATCGGCCAACAACCAAGCGAGTAAATCTTGATCGCGGAGGTGAGCAACAGAGCAAATAGGGCACATAATCGAAGGAACTTCATAGCGAAGTGATCCATATTCTCCATATTTATCAAAGTACCGTTCAAGCAAATCATCAACGTGCTCAAACGTTTGCTCGGTAAGCCACACACGCTGCTCTGCTGCATCTTCTAGTATAGTATGATAACGCTTTACAAAGTAAGTACGATGCTGCTCGTCGCGAATTTTATGAGCAAACGAAGGATGGTCTGGGTTGTACTCATTAGCATAAGCAACTTTGTCATCAACCAAACAACTAATCAGCTGATCAACATCATCTACATCAATTAAAAAGTCTTCTCCGAACTCATGTCCAACCGCGCAGCAGTACATACAAGCATCGCTCAGAGAAGCATCGTACCCGGAATATACTTCGCCTGTTACTTGACAAATGAAACTGCTGCTACTGCTGTTGCTTACAAAACCTAGCCTGATCTTCATTTGATCCTCCTGTTCTGTAGCCTATTTTACAAACATATACGCATACTGGCCTTCGGGCGGGGCCTCGACCTCCTAGCGGCTCCTCGCTATAGACTCCTGCCCCTGAAGGATCTCGTCCCACATTTTGCACGTCAGCTTTCGTTAAGTCACAGAACCCGTCAGAGGTTACATACCAACAAAACAAAGCTCGGTTGAAATTGAATTCAACAAACAACTAGGAAGGTCAGCTGCTGCTGCAAGCACAGATTTTGCTAACTAGCTTCAGCTGCTTGGCTTCTGGCCGATCAGCTATTGCTACTCAGCAGCAACTGCTTAGCAACTGCAACAGGCAACAAGGTACCAATCAAATTAACCTGACTAGCTACTGCTGCTAAAGCTAGCAGCTTCAGCCTAATACAAGCTAAGCGCTTCTATTATGGCATCCGTAATTGAGTCTGTCAAGGGTTAATTTGAAGTAGTTTAGAGGAAGAGAGAAGCCCAGAAGCCCCTCAGTAGGAAGCTCCTTAGCCTGAAGCGAGCCACCATCAAGCTAAGAGAGTCCAACAGGAGAGGTAAAAGAGAGGACTAGGTAGTGATCAGATACACCGGTGCTGTTGAGGAAGAGATTCCAGCAGGGTTGGTCAGTAGTTTAGCGGGGAATTTGAACCAGAGGCGGAGCCCTGGCGGAGGGTCTGTAGGGGTTGACCCAGGAGACTAGCTTGAGGGGTTCTTTGAAGTGTACCCGCTGACGGGGTTTACGATAACGCTTCAGGCAGTACTGCAGCAAGAACGTTTGGACTATCGTGTTGACGTTATCAAGTTGAAGCTGTTTGTAGTCTTCAGTTGCTTCTTCTGCCGACACCGACCACTCCGAGTCCCAGCGCAGCAACCCTTTAGCCCACAGCATCAGCCGACGCCGGTAGTCTTTAGAGCTAGTGTCGATTTGGTCTGTCCAGTTGTCCAACCAGATGCCGTGTTGAGGATCAGCACTGCACAGCTCGGCTATGTGTCCTGGAGTCAGATGCTGCTGCCACAGTTCAGGACTCCAGCGGAATTGGCGCTGGTCCGTCAGCATAGCGCCAAGCAGCTCTCGTCGTCTTGGCACGCGCTTACCTTTGGCGTCGACTGTGTAGTAGTAGTGTTCCCACTCCCAAGGACTCGCGTAAGCCTCTGGTACGTACTTGACGAACTTACGGTCCCCTTCGACCCGCTTGCTCAGTACAGTATCACCTTCTTCAGTCGCACCCTTTTTGGGCTTGTCGTCTACAGGCTCTCGAGGCCACTGCTGGTTACCTTCGATCAGGTAATGCTCGTAAATACGCTTCCAGAAGCCAGGTAGATTGCGTTGGATACTACGCAGCGCATCCAAAGACAGATCCAGCTCGTTCGTAGGATGGAAGAAGTAAGCGTCGTTGCCTTCTTTGGTGACACGACGAAGTCTAAGCTCAATGCGCCGGGTGTTGCACGCTTTGAGCTGTTTGTGCCAGTGCTGCTCCACTGCGTCGTAGCGAGCCGCTTCCTTGGCCTCAAGGGGACGAGGGCCACATATGGACTTGGGTCGTCTGGGGCGCTCCCCAGGCAGCCCTATGACCTCCAACACCTCATACCCCTCCAAGAGCTGCTGATAGTCACCGTCAGGGCTCGTCAGTCCGTTGATCGGCCAGCGAGCCAACTCTTTACGTTCGCCTACATCAGGCCAGTAGATGTGCTTGAACGCACCTTGACTACGTACTCCGCTGTCGTAGCCCGATACGTAGGCCATAGAGTAAGTGAGAAGGTGCTGGAAGGCCCTGACGTGTTGTGGGTTGTCTAGACAGTATCGCCACGGTTGCGTGTGCTGAACGAAGAAATCAGGCCGCCTGTACCACCGGTCACGACTCTTGTCATAGTCATCGTATTTGTCGTAGACGTTAATTTCACGTTCTTTGCTGTGGCAATATGCCTTGCAGTTCGGCGGGCGGCGGATGGAGTTGGTTAGCTCGAGCTGACAGCTACCTAAGTAGCTTTTGATCGTTAGGTTGATCTGCTCGGGGCAACGTTGGTACCAGCGTTTTGTGTCGACAGACAACACCAGCGGAGCCATGCGGAAGTTGTTGCCAGAGAACTTGATGTGGTTCCATAACCGCTTCGGCATGATCGGATGAGACAACTTGGTCGTAGCTGGAGTACTGCGGTAGTACTCCTTCTGCAGAGGCGACCATACGGCCCGAGTCCGTGACTTTTGGACAGGTCGTTGCTTCATCTGATTATGTAGGTTGCAATAATCATCACTACTACATCATAACGTGTTTTACAGCCAGCTAGGATTCTTCTGCATCTTCCACAACAGAACGCATTCGAGCTTCCTCAGCTGCCAGTGCCTCCAAATCACCTTTGGTTGCGGTCCCCATACGTTTTCGTTCCCGTAGTCGCAGGAGCTGATCGACAGAGGGATCTGGCGGAGTTCTGAAAGCGAAGAGTTTGTTTCGTTTGGTTCTGGTTAAGTAACGCTTGTTGGTTGTTCCAGCCTGCAGGGTTTTGTTTTGGTCCACCAAGGAAACAAAACTCAGTGTATCTCCTGCTTCCCGAATGAACTGACTAGGTGAGCAGTTTATTGCGCCGCCATGCATACGACGCATCAGCGGGTATGTAACGAACAGCCGTTCTTCTGCTCGCGTTATTGCGACATAGAAGACGCGCCGCTCCTCTTCGAAGTGTTGCTTGACTTCGTCAGTACTAAGCTCGTCCCCGTCATCAGAACGAGGGTTTAGCGGCATGATACCGTTCACAGCTCCCCTGACGAACACTACCGGAAACTCCATACCCTTCGCTGCGTGGCCGGTCAAGAAGGTGACGCTGTTGTCCTCTTCTTGCTTCCCTCGCTTGTCGTTTTGCTGCATCAACGCTGCATGTTCTAGAAATCCAGCCAACCCTTGCCCACGCTTTCCTTTACTCAATTCGTCGTAGGTAGTGGCGGCTGTGATCAACTCATCCAGGTCCTCCTTCATCCGCTCGGACCGCTCTTCTTCTTTGATGTTCTCTGCCATATAGCGGTAACCTGAATTCAGGATGATGTGCTTGATAAAAGGTGCAGCGGACTTCCGGGGGTCACCTTTTCGTAGCTCACGGTAGAGGCTTTTAAGTTTTCGGTAGCCTGATAACGCGGTGGAGTTGACAACGTCAACATACATGCCCTTGCGCAGGGTTTTCATCAGACTAAATTCGTGCTTATCGGCTTCGGCAGCAAACCTTGCGAAGTTGACTGGACCTATGCCCCTGGTTGGTTTGTTGTAGATACGCGTGAAGGCCGAGTCGTCGTGTGGGTATACAACCAACCGACAGTAAGCCAGGATGTCTTTGATGTGAGCACGACTGTAGAAGTTGATCGAGCCGATGACTCGGTACGGAATGTTCCTCGCCACCGCCTCGTCCTCTAAAGACCGACTCAGGCTACGGATACGATAGATAACGGCGAAGTCCTTCCAAGTGTATTGACCTTTACGAACAAAATCTCTGATCGAGTTGATGATGCACTTGGCTTCTTCCTCGACGTTTTCCGTCTCAACGACCAAAGGACCTGGACCGTCCTTCCGATTAGCCACGATTTCTTTGGCGTGCAGCCGTTGGTTGTTTTGGATGACCCGGTTAGCCGCGGCTGCGATGCCTGGAGTAGATCGGAAGTTGATCTGAAGCATGTATGTTTTTGCTTCTTCGAAAGAGCTGTAGAACCGATCTGCATTGTGAATGTCTGCGCCTCTCCAGCCGTACACCGACTGGTCGGAGTCCCCCACCACCACCACATTTTTGCGAAACTTAGACATCAAGCGAATCAATTCAAACTGAGCGAAGTTGGTATCTTGGTACTCATCGACCATCAGATAGTGTAGATGCTTCGCAAAAAACTTCTGCTTCTCTTCAGAGCGACGAAGTTTTCGGACAACCCGCACTATTAGGTCATCAAAGTCAAGCAGGTTATTTTTGCGGAGTAGCCGTTGGTACTCTCGATAGTAAGGCACAAACTGTGTAAATTTGATCTTGCCTGGAGTTTCTTCCTGGATGCGCTCTACATCTCCAGGTGTTAGGACCAGGTCTTTTTGAGCGGATATCCATCTGCGTACATGCCCTACATCACCAGCTCCAGACTTTTTCTTGACGTCTTTCTCAGACACGCCCGTCACTTTGGCCATCGCCAACGTTAGCGTTTGTTTAGCATCTGCTTCGTCCGCGATGCCGAAGTTTTTACGTACCCCGTAGAATTGATAGTCTGCACGGAGAAGACGAACACATAAACTATGGAATGTAGACAACCAGACACAACGACCTAATCGAGGGTCTACCAGCTTCTTAACCCTCTCCTTCATCACGTTGGCTGCCTTGTTGGTGAACGTAATTCCAATGATGTTGTTGGGATCAACTCCCTGATCTATCAGATAGGCTATTCTTCTGGTAACGCAAAACGACTTTCCGCTACCTGGCGCTGCCGAAACAAAAGCTGGCCCATTGAGGTGCTTAATAACAACTCTCTGTTCGTCTGTGGCGTCCTGCAGCAGGGGATGCATTAGAGGATTCCGTCCTTCTTGAGTTGGGCCTCGTGCTCGAGTTGTGCTACTGTTCGGCGCAGCTCGTCCAGGTCTTTGATAGTAGGCTTGTAGCCCCTAAGCCGCTTGAATCGCGCCTTGAGGTCTCTACGTTCTTGCTCCTCTTCAGAGATCTCACGCGCGGGCATAGCAGGCTTATCGTCGCCCTCTTCTACCAGGATGAACTGATGAGCTACAGATTCGGTGTCGGGTACTTCAGGAGCTGGAGCCGCTTCGTAGTCACGAACGCTCATGTGTTGCTTCTTCGAGGCCATTTTGTCGTTGGTTCCTTAGGTGTTGGTTTTGAGGGTTGTTAGTTTGGAAGAACACAAATCAGGTTCCATCCTTCCATGCTTCTCTAAACAATTGGTACGATGCGTGATCTGGCATGTCAACGTCCAACTGCTCTTCTGTTAGTTTTCTACATAACCACAAGTAGTCAAAGTCACCCATACCGAGTCGGGCCAGACGAATGTCATCATCATCGTAAATCAGCTTGAGTTGGCGGCTACGAATATCCGACAGCTCAGAGTAACTGACGCTGATGTATCTGGTGTAGTGGTGCACCGTAGGCGCTCCAGAGAACAGCATACAGTAGCCCACTAACCGTTCTCTACCTTTCTCGTCTCCATACACACCGAACAATACGATAGTATGATGCTGACACAAGGACAGTAGTTTGGGTCGCTCTGTTGCCGTCAACTCTTTTACTTTGAGTCCAATACAGCGAGGGGTAATCTCGGTGAAGATGTGGTTGTGCATTCCAATCCACAGCTGTCCGATGCGCTCGGTAATCCGGCTAATCACTCCGCCAGCATCATCGCTAGGTAGTCGATTATCGCCGGGTCTTCCTTCACTGTGATCCGCAGAAACTTTTGATCCCATGATTCCACCGTCAAAGGCATAGAGGTAGGTGCAACTTTGACAAACTCCTTGAGGTATTGTGCTCGGATAGGAATACTTAGCGCACCTTCTGTCGTAACGTCTTTTGTTTTGATGAGACTCTCAGCTGCGTTGGCTACCGCCAACTGTCGCAGTTTGATTTGACCTTTGGAGGAAATAGAGAACTCCATCTCGGCTTCCGCTGCTTTCTTGCCTACTGGAGCTACGCGATCCAACGCGTCTTTGAGTTCTCGTCCTTCAATTGTAAAGCGGCAGGCCAACTCACCTGATGTAGCCTGAGTAATGGCGTCCTGCGTGCTCATGTACTGCTTGTCTACCGTCGGATGGAATAGGTCTAGATCTCCGCTACTAAGCCGAACCAAACTACCGTCTTCCGACCCGCCAATCATGATGGCATCGCCGTCGACTTCTTTGATTACCTTAGCCAGAAGGCTTTGACCCAAAATGAAGTGGCTAGCCTTCTTGGCTTTTATCGCCGTACTTTTGATTTCATAGCGCCCGTAGCTCAGGTGGTCCAAACCGCAGTATTCAAAGTACTGGTTATCGAACGTCAGCTGGACGTCGTAGTCGCCTTTGATTTCTGATTTGTACGTGGCGAACTTGGCTCCAGCTTTCATCACCAAAGTAGGAAGCTTAGCGGTAGGTTTGACCGTGGTGGTAGTGTTCTGTTGTTCTTTGACGTCGCTGGCTGCGTTGTTGTCTTGAGCCCATACGTACTTGGTGCGTTTATCCTGGATCTTGATTTCCGCTGATCCCGCATCAATAGTAACGTCACCTTGCAGCTTCATCCCAGCCAGGTCCTTGGCGTTGACGCCGCACGAACCAGCCCGCAGGAGTTTACCGGGAATGCGCTTGACGACGTAAGCCCCCATCTTGGCGGATTCAACTACAAGAGAGTCTTCTGTTGCAGTTAGGCAGCAAGGCTGACGGTCGTCGTTTGAATCTCCGAAGGCGTGAACCGCCAACACGGTTGTGATGGCTTTGGTCAGATCTTTGGCTTTTACTCGTGTCTTCATGTCACCAGCCTGATGTCTTCGTTGTCAACTTGGTCTCCATACTGGGCTAAAAACTTCTTCAGCCTTGTCGCGTCGCCTTGGTATTGACGTTGTTTGAGTTGGCCCAGACGAGCGCGGGTTACTTCTACGTGACGTTTTACAGTCGAAACAGATGCTTTGACTTTTTCTTTGTCTTTTCCTGTCAGATATTCAGCGGTAGAAACTACTTCTGCTAGACGCCCAACATCACCTTTGGTTTCTTGTACCAAACGGAGCAGTTTCTTTTTGTGAACACGCTCGACTGCCCTAGGAATCTGATCTGACGGATCTCCCAAGATGGCCTTCATCAGGGGTATTTCGTTAGGCTGCACTCCCAGCAGCCGTTGGCAGGCGTGTCGATCAACGTCAGTAGTACTGCGTTTAACCGTTGCGTGCACCGTTACTCGTGAGTTGATTAGTTGCCACAGGTCACGATCGTTTGATACAATGACGCACGTTTCGTTAGGATGTTCGTGACAGTAAGTTGCGATGGCGTCATCAGCCTCACCGTCTGGCGCCTTGATGAGACGACATGCAGTCAGTTTCAGCATTTTGATAGCTCGAGTTCGTGCATCGTTGAACTCTGGAGACGGAATACGACCAGCTTTGTATTCAGGTAGTGTACGTTGGCGGATCAATGTACCAGATCCTTCAAGAGCATAAACCATCTCGTGGTGCGGATACTGCCTTCGTAACTTGGCTAGCATGTTGATCAGAAGCCCGAGATATCGATCAGGCGCCACCGAAACAGCCCTCGCTACCACGTTCGACAAATCAACCAGCAGTACAGCTTTGCTTTGAAGGATACGCATCAACTTGACTCTTCTTGCAAAGTGTTGGTATTTACAACATAAAGACTTGACAAAAGCAACTTTTCTGTCATAGTAGGTAGGAGAGGTGTATTATGCGATTGAATCGCCGACAAATCAGAATGTTGAACCGATACCCACGAGCGACTCGTGTGTGGCGGCAAGCGGGCGTGCGTTTGTCTCCCTCGACTAGAGTTGTAACCAACGGTAACACGGTTCGCGTCGTACGGCGCAGTAACGGCCAAGGTTGAGTCTGGTCGTTCGATAGCCTTGTCCTGAGCGCCTTTCTGGCGTTGACGGTATCTTATGCCCAAAATCAATATCCTCTAGCAGCTTCTTCGCCGTCCAGGTCTACGTCTAGCAGTGGGTTGTCAAAGTCTGCTGAAGGTTTACCGCCCTTCTTGCTTTTGCCTTTCCGCTTGTTTCGGTTCTCTACGTAGCTAGACATACCAGTCTGCACGCCACCGGTAGTTCGGATTTGCATCCTGGCCAGGTCAAACTTAGCTGGAATTACGCCACCACGCGCGTGGCGTGCTTTCCCTAAACGAAGCTCTACCTTACCTGTTTCTTGTTCTTCTTCGCCGAACCGCCACCACATCCAGTAGTCGGCATCTTCTTCAGGACCAGTGCCGTATTTGGTTCGCTCGTCTTTAGATAGTTGAGTAAGCAATACTATAACGGGTCTTGGGTTGAGTCGTTTGGCCATTTGCTTGAGGTAGCGGGAGTGCTCCTTTTGTGCCTTCCACATCTCCTGTTTGCCTGAACTAAACAAGCTCAGGTAGTCGACGTAGATAATGTCATAACCGAACGGACCCATATCGAGTTCGAGGTTCTCTGGTCGGTAGTCGCTGTCTTTTAGTTCCCAAGGAGAGAAGAAGTTCCCGTGCTTCTGTGACGTCTCCAGCTCGAATTGCTTCCACTGCTCCCACACAGAACGTCGGTCTTCTTTGTCACCGAAGTCCCTGCGGCGCACGTTGTTGGCTCTGGTGTTGGTGACGTTAGCGATCATGCGCTCCATCAACTGCTCTTCGTCCATCTCTAATGAAGCCAACCCTACGTTGTAGCCGGACCGGAACTGTTCTACCATCATCTGCAGGATCATCGCGGTTTTGCCGCCGCCGCGCGGAGCCGATATGACGACCAAGTCACCGCGACGCCAGCCTGTCAGGTGTTTATCTAGGTGGGTTAGACCGGTTCGAATGAACTGATCTTTGCGCTTCTTCATCATCTGGCGAAGCCACTGCTTGACTTCTTCCTCTGACCTGTTGCGCCCGAAGTGAGTGACGGACTTCTCTCTGTTCTCTCGAAGTTGCTTTACAACATCAAGTAGAACGGACTCAGCTTTTGAGATAGTGCTTTCTTGATACTGCCCAGTACACAGCTCGGTGATCGCTTTGGCGCCGTCGTAAAGAGATCGGATCTTGCGGAAGTCCTGTACTATCTGGAGCATCCGATCGATATGACGGCGAGGTATCTTTGCCGCTTTCGTTTTGGTGTTGCGGCTGCATTTCAGAAACTCTTTAGCTTCTTTGGATAGCGTTGGATCGGCCCCAAAGATAGCGACGTCTCCCAGTTCCTTCCCAAACTTCAGCAAGGCAGTCATGCGGGCTCTTATCTCTTGCCCTTCTTCCGTACCAAAGTCTTCATGCTGGCAGTTAGCCAAGATGTAGTTTCGTGCTCTATCGGATCTATGTTGCAGAGCCGTAATGAGCAGCTTGCGTTCTGTGGCGGCATCAGCAGTTTTCATGAGGGGTCCGCGATAAATCCGACTGCGTCGGGACGAAGGCAAAGGCGGTTAACACAGAACGAGTAAGGATCTTTGCAGCCAGCCACTACCACTAGCTTGGCAGGTCTCCTCCAACGCAACAACAAATCACGTACCTGTTCTACTCGTTCGTTGCTGCTGTGGTTCATCAAATTGTGTACTGCATAGATGTTGGTCTCTTTTGGTAGACGCTCTCTGGCATACGCAGCATCAATCATCTGTACAAAGGCGCCCTCTCCGGCTGCTTGACAAAGTACAGAACTAGCAGCCGCCAAAGCACCTTCATCGGTCGGGAAAGACCCCAACACAACCAACTGCCTCATTGGCTCTACGATGACCTGACGAAGTGCTTGTCGTTGTTGAGCGGCCGTTACCTTGGGTCCTTTTTTCTGCGTACCGAAACCACAACTACGGAACTTCAGCTGTTTCAAGATGGTGTCCCAGTAGCGTGCCGGTATGCCAGCACGGGCCCACTCGGTTTCTTCTACCGTACGGGCCCGAGCAAGGTCTACTTGAGGATCCCGCTCGTTATTTGTGGTTCTTTTCAAGAAGCTTCCTCGCTTCGTTTAGCACAGTCAGCGTTAGTTCGGTGAGAGGATCTATAGGTTGGGCACGATCAGCTTCGGCTTCCATAATGTCGCGTAGTGCATCCAAGGAGCCCTGAGCCTCCAGCACATCCTCTTGCATCTGGTCTACAGTTGTCTCGAGCGTTTTGACTCTACTGAGCAGGTCTTGTACCAGTTCTTCCAACAAAGTCTGCTTAGGATCAAACTCATATGGCCATTTGATTGTTGTTCCCGTCTCGTGTGGAACTTCATCGACAGGAGGAGCCGCATATACATACACACCTCCGAGACCGGTTACGTTGGTTGTATCATAGCGACAGCGTGTTTCAGTACCGCAACCCCCACAAGTACATTTTGTCTTGACATCGTCACTCATGCTTCGTCTCCGTTTTGAGGTTTTTCTTCCAGTTTTACAGCAACAGCATCTACGTCAGCATGACCAATTACTCTGATGGTGCGTACGTTGGCGTAGCATATCCGTTCTATCTTGGTCCTATCGACAGTCCCCGTTTCGGCGTCAACTCGGTGTACCGCCAACACAGCTTTGTTAGGCCGATACATAGTATCGTCGTAAGCCATCACGTTGACTACCAGGTAACGGAACTCCGTCGTATAGACATTGCCAAGCAGGTTTTTTCGTTGCTTCTGCTCTAACACGATCACATCGCCTGCTTTAACGAAAAACGTTTCGCGGGTAACATGGTTAATCAAGTCAGTAGCTTCTGCTTTTAGTTGTGCAGCTTCCGCTAACAACGCTGCTGCTTTTTCTAGTTGATCGTCATAATCCATCAGAAATCAAACCTGCTTTGGTGGCTCTTAGGTAGCCAACTCTTCCCGCCCTTAGGCATCGCAAGCCCGTCGGACTTTTCCACTTCCCATCCTTCACTCTCTACTACCTTGACCACTTTACGGAACGCGCCTGATAGCTGTCCACCTTCGTCTACGTAGTAGCGGATCAACGGAACCAGTTTACCTTCGTCAGGACGCCTGGTACGACCAAAGATTTGTTTGATGCGGTGTTCGGCTGCTACGGGGGTCACTAGATGTAAACAGTCCAGTGGCTTAATCGACACCATAGCGTCCAGAACCTTGCCTGCGCACAAGCACCGGTACTTGCCTGCTGCTACGTCTTTGTAGATCTGCTCCCGCCTTTTCTTGGGAACAGAGCCGTCGGCGTACGCTACATCGTATCCAACTTCTTTGAGGTGGTCATGGACAGCCCTGATGATTTGCTTGCGTTCGCCTACCACAGCAATCAAACGCCCATCATCAATGTCAGCTGCCACGTTTCGGACGATACAGTCGATGCGATCTTGATCATCACAAAGCAGTGCTAGCAATTTACCCCAGATCCAATGACGCTTGTACTTCGAGTGGACAATCTTATCTGGCGCTACGAAGCCAGTACCAATGAACTTGACGATCGGGCGCATCTGGTCTGCCTGTAGTTTTGCCACCACGGGCCCCAGAATACGATAAGCGAGGAACTCTCGATGGTCGGGGCGTTCGGGTGTGGCGGTCAGCCCAAGCCAGCTCAGGGGCGCCCACAAGCTGAAGACGCGGATGAATTCTGGCGCCACCAGCTCGTGTATCTCGTCCGCTATAACGAGCCCAAATCTAAACTGGTCTTGGATTAGTTTGCGGTAACCTTTTCGATGCAGGAACGTCTGTACGGTGGCGATGCAGATAGGGTAGTCGGCTTTGTGTCGGTAGGGACCAATTAGACGCCGACCTAGTTGCTCCTCGAGTTGATTGACATTGGTGTGCTGTCGGAACTCTTTCTCCCAGTGGGCCTCACCTTCGCCTCGTTTGGACAGAATCAAAGTCTTCAGTCCCATACGACAGCAGCAACCCATGCCGATTATCGTCTTTCCGGCTCCGGTTTGTCCTAATACTAACCCTGACCCAGCACGACACCAGGCATCTACACAATCATTCTGCCGCGGCCACCTACCGTCCTTCAGTACATGTTGGCCCATCTGCAGTCGAAACCCCAAGGGACTAACAGAACGAAGGTCTACTACATCGCGCAGTTGATTTTGGATAAGTCGCTGGTCACCGCGTGGTAAGCCTATCCAATCGGTATCCTGGCCAGTCAAAATGTGACGGACTGCATCAATCGTATGTGGAATAGTAACCTTCTCCACTTTCGGTTTACCTGATCTGTTCAGGATAGGTTCGCCTTCTTCGTCCACCACACGCCTCCATTGGGTTTCGTCCCAATGATGCCGAAAGTTCTCCAGCAAGCCGGGCGAAACTTCGGTCTCGGGCAGGTACAATCTGTTGGCCAGTATGGTTCGCATGTATTTAAAAGGACCGCCTGCCCGCCCACCCAACACAGAACCACTTATTCTGGAGGTCGGGTGGACGTGGAGGCGATCGATCCTAGTGTCCAAATTCCATTTGGTTGTAACGGTGCATGATCTCCAGCAGAACGGCTGGATTCTCGATTTTACCAGTCACGTGGTCAAACACCGGCACGTATTCTTGCTGCTGGCGCGACCACAGCATCGCTTTGGGAATCTCGATCTTGCCTTCAGTTCGGTTAAGCCGGACCTGAATGCCCGCTACGATCGTCATACTGATGACCACACAAATAGGATACCATTCGAAGATGCCCGTCTGTACCTCTCGGATCTGACTTCTAGTCATCACACACGACAGCTGCTGTACCGTAGCTTCTTCGGGCATCGACAAGTACTCTTGGTCGTTAATCAAGTCGACCCCGAAGATGCGCGCTATGTTTTGACCTAGTGGAGCCAAATACTTCTGCTCCCAAGGCAACACCCAAGCAACGTCGTCGCGGTCCCACTGATCGTTGGGCCAAAATTTCATCAACTGCTTGAACGGCTGAATGATAGGAGTACCCTCGGGCGGCCCAATGGGTTTGTCGTCGGGCCACTCCTCCATAGGCAGCTTTAGTTTTTCTGTCATCTCAGTCCTCCCTCGCCGGGTATATTTTGACTTCTCGAGGTTTGTTGATCAGGTTGCCTTCTAGGTCAAACTCATCTTCGTCCTCAAACCCAAAACTATTCCACAGGTCGTTTTGGTTGGTTCCCTTGACCACTACTTCACCCGCAAACGCAGGAGCCGACGTTGTTGGAGTAAACTGCTTTTGTTTGATTCCGTCGTCTGTGATCTGCATGAGGAAGCACCGAAAGTGACCGTACTGGTCACGATCAAGCTCCCACGCGATCATCATGACTTGGTCTGACGAGATCCAAAATGACCACGCAGCCGGTTGGGTTGGGTCGAACTCAAATTCCGTGATGGGAACTCCTTGGAACGAAGGAGCGAACGGTTTGCCGGGTTCAAACATCTCGCAGACATCGCCATTGAGTCCTTCGGTGCGACTACACAGTTCGCCTTGTCCCAGAAACTTACGGCAGTCTCGGCAGTGGTGGCTATTCGTCATTCTGTTCCTGCTGCTTAGCCTCAATGGCCTTGGCAATAAGCTCTCGCTCTGACGAAGAGAGTTCAGAGAAATCGACGCCAGAACGTAGCTTGTCGAAGATCTCCCTTTCTTTTACATCCAGTGTACCCAGATCTACCATTTGAATAGGTCGATCTGACTCAGAAGCTTCTGCGGCTTCAAACGCCTCAGCCAGTTGCTGCTCGATCTGCTCGAAGTAGTCATCTCCCAACAGTTCATCGTATTGTTCAGTCTTGATCCATACCTTGGATTTATCTCGGTTGAACAGTCCTTCTTGGTACTCAAGACCTCGAACGTAGTAGTGACCACGACGAGACTGCTTTATCGCTAATATGGGTTTGATGGGTAGGCGTTCGGTTGCGGGCGTAACTGGACCCTCGGCCGCATCAGCAAATCCAATCTCGGCGTAGAAGCCTTCGTACTGGTAGATGTCAATACCTAAGCGCTTTTGGAACTGATCTGCTTTGTATGGTCTTGGTGTTTCGCCCGGGTTACTTTTCGGCATGTACCCAAAGATTCGCTCTGCCAATAAATCAAAGTCAGACCTGCTCGTCATCTTCTTCAGTTCCGTCCAGGTCGGTCTCGTCAGGATCGAGTCCATCATCGTATCGGTACTCATCTTCTTCCTCCTCCAATGGTCCTATATGTGCTGTTATGATGTTGCCCATAACGTCCCGCAGTTTGCCTAACGCCAAGAAACGATAGTCCACCTGCACGAACGCATCAATGTCTTCTTCCTCGGTCTGCTTTACGGTACGACACATAATCATGTGTTCCGTCACCGTGACGTCTTGCCGGCCGTCTTGTACTGGTGTTAATCGACAGTACAACATGATGCTGTACTGTCCGTCGGGCCAAGCTTGCACTCCCAGAAAGTCATTCATCTGGTTGGGGTTCATCAACGGGGCTGCTAGCAATGGTAGGTATACCGGCGGTTCCAGCAGCACAACCTCGTCTGCCCTCTTCTCCACACCGTACGCCATCACGATGTTGTTATGACGAAACAGTCCTTCGAGCGATTGGTACTCAGGAGGCACCACCCCTGCAATCACAACATCGGTATCTTCCACCTCTACTACGATCGAAACTTTACGATAAGCTTCTCTACCCTGCTGACCGTCTTCAGTTTCCTCTACGATGACGAACCAGTCGTCGGGTTGAATGTCGTCTTGTTGGGTACAAACCACAAAAGATCTATCTCCCGACGCAATGTCTTCATAGGTCTCTACATCTACTTTACGTCGTATGGTTTGCTCTGCCATTAGTCAATTACCGTCGGGAGTTTGGCGTACAGCTGGTGTAGAGCAGAGTAGACTGAATTGCGTCGCTCTGTAAGCTCATCGACCGCATGTTCATCGTGACAACCATACCGACGAAAAAATCGACGCAGATCTTTAGCTTCTGCGTTTAACTGCCTGGCTTGGTGTTCGGTACGCTCTATAGCGTCGAGGGTGTCTCGGTAATCCATCTTTGTTTCTCCTTATCAACACCTGCTGTAGCCGCAGTTGCGGCAGTATGGGCATTTGCCCGGAATGGTTACAAGCGTATGGTTGCCGCAATCAGGGCAGTAATCGTACGGCAGCTTGACGCCGTCGGCTTCTGCTTGCTTAGCTGTTCGTTCTAGTTCTTCCTGGTACTGATCTGTTGCTTCTTCTGCATCACCATTGGTGTCACCATATAGGACATAACTGGCGATTTTATCGAACGCGGTGCGGTCACCGCTAACTTCCCTCAACTCGTCCAGCAGGTCGCGCATCTGCTCGAACCCGAATGGGATGTTGCTCATTGGGAAGTCTGCTGATAAATACCTGTCGATGATTTTAGCGATGGTATCCGGTAGAGAATGTTTGGTGTTGGGACCAAAACCAACTTGACCCCTACCCAGGATACCCATCAGTTGGTCCCGGATGATCTCGAGGCGGGTATGCTGGTTGACGTGGCGGTTGTTAGGCCAACGCAAGATAACGCTGATCAACCTTCCAATTGCTTCAGTGTCAGCCGACACATCACCCCTGCTGGCCAGAAGGAAGATGTCTCTGGGCTCTCCTGATCGCGAATCGTGCCGCAGCGTGGCGTGCAAGTTGCCTACGGGAGACTCTTCCGAGAACGTAACGGAGTAACCGACGTCAGGACGCTCCAAGATGACGCCGAGATCGTCTCGACCTTCAACCACCTCTACTTCTACTTCTTCCGGTTCCGGTTCGTTCAGGTACAGTACCTGCTCGTCTCGAGAGCCATCACGATAAACGGTTCCGCCTTTACAGCCCAGTTCCCACATCAGCCGATATGCCGTCGATATATCCTCGGGTGTAGCCGAGTTGGGCACATTCACGGTTTTGCTCAAGCTACTGTCTATCCATCGCTGCATCGCCGCTTGTGTTCGCACGTGCTGTTCTGGTGTGATGCCTTTTTGTGCCGTCACTACGTAATCAGGCCACTGCTTGCGGTCAGTGCCAAACTTGTTGGCGATCTCATCTCCGACTGGTGGACGTTCCGTCACGATACCGATACGTGTCGTCGATGTATACTCTAACTCGAAGAAAGGTTCGCAGCCTGATGAGGTGCGCAGAAGGCTAGCGACACTGCCTGTGGGTGCAACGGTATTGACAGTTACATTACGGATACCGCCGGCCTCTTCTAGACGGTCCCGAACCGCCTTGGCGTGTCGTTTCATAAACCCGCTCTTGGGAAACAGTTCGGCATCAAACGCAGGGAAAGGTCCGCGCTCAGCAGCTAAGTCTATGGAAGCCAGATAACTTTGGCTAGCGAAATGCTTCATCAACCGATCAGTAAACTTGAGAGCTTCGTCAGAGCCGTATCGTAGTCCCAGCCGCAGCAGCATCTCACCATAACCGAGCAGTCCCAAACCAACTCGGCGCTCTTTGTTCTGCTGCTGCTCCACCAGTTTATCATGGTGCTGGTTTAGATCATTGACGTTGTCTAGGAAGCGTACGCCAGTACGACATGCAGCGGCCAAACCATCCCAGTCGACCTGTTTGGCCGCCACGGTGGCGGTGCGTTCCTGCTCCGGAAACTGGTCATCCTGCAGCACAAACTTAGATAGGTTGAGATGACCGAGGTTACACACAGCCGAATCCGTCAGGACCTGTTCTGCACATGGATTAGTTCCTACCAAGGGAGCGTAGTAGTAACTGTTCGACAGGTCGTTGCAGCGTTCCATGAAGAGAATGCCAGGCTCTCCAGACTCCCACGCCCTTTGGATGATCTGATTCCATAGCTCCCGCGCTTTGATGGTTTGATACACTACAACAGGTTTGTTCAGCTGATCTCGCCACCGCCACAGGTCACCATCCCACAGTTCGTCATAATCTGGATCATCCAAGTCAGGGAAAACCAAATCCCAGTCACCGTCCTGCTCAACCAACTTCATGAAATCGTTGGTCAGCATAACGCTGATGTTGGCGTTTTTGAGTAGGTTTCGGTTTCGGCTCACCACCTCGCCAGAGGGGGTTTTGAATTCTTCACGCAGCGCCTTGACCTGGATGAACTCCAAGATGTCTGGGTGCCAGCACCACTGACAAATCATGGCTGCGCCCCTTCGACTTCCGCCCTGCTCTACCGCGCCCGTGATCTGGCTGAACTGTTCTGCCCAACTGACGCTACCCGAGCTGCGGCCGTTTACTTTACGTACGATAGCGCCCCTGGGACGCAGAACCGAGAGTGGGGTACCGACGCCTCCACCTCGTGAGTACGTCTCAAACAAGCGTCCCCAGTGCGCCGTGATGGCGGCCCTGGAGTCACCCTGTGGATTGAACACGTAGCAGTTGAACAAAGTCAGCGTATAGTCGGGTCGACCCAAACCAGCCAAAATACGACCCGCCGCGATGAACTTTTCATTGACCATCAAGTCGTATACGGTATCGGCAAATTCTTTGCCTTTAGGGTCTTCTGCTGCAACAGCATCTGCGACCCGTCGACAGATCTCGGCGTAGGTTTTTTCGATGATGTACTCGAGCCGATGGCGCGGAATTCGTATAATGGTTTCCTTATTGTCATTGTCAATACGAACATCGTAGTGTTGATCCGGATGCACCTTCGTTACAGTTCCAATCTCCCTCGACTCGACTTTGCGCGCTTCGCGGTCAAACGTCCTCTCGATCGACGCAACTACCAGGTCACCTTGTCGAAGTTGTTGATCACTGGATTTTCGGGCGTAGCGGTCCAAGCGGATACGATCACAATACTGCATCGGGCGGAAATCCTTTCGCCGTAGTGGTTATTCTGGTTGTGTTTTACAGTCGATCGTTAGTCGTCGGAAGGCTCAGTGGCAGGTTCGATGGTTTCGGCTGGAGCATGACAACCGCAATTGCCGCAGTGGTGCTCGTCGCGCTTAGGTACCGATAGAGAGCCGGTACGGAAAGAGGTCTTCTTGGTTTCGCCGTCACAGTTAGGACAGCTGTGCTCATCGTCGCACATGGTTACTTCCTTTGCTTTTGTTTGAGTTTGATGATGTTTTTTAATTGCTGTACTGGGATCACCAGCTCGGATTCTCCCAAAACATCGTCCGCCTGTACCATCCCTTTAATGGTTGCAGTGTCGCCGTGACGTTGTATGTCATCCACCGAGATCAACTCAACCAGTTCAGGCAAAGAACCTTCCATCTCTGGTTGTTGCTGTTGCCGTCGTAAGTTAGTAGCTTCGTCGCGAGCGTTCTGGAGCTGCTGTTTCAGCCCTGCTACCTGAGCATCAGCTACTCTGAGTTTTCTTTCATATTCATCTATCTGACTGCGCAGCTTCGTTGTTTCTTTACGAAGCTGCACCACCTCATCGGTAGGTACTTCTGGAATTGGATTAGCGAGTACTTTCTCGCCGCCCTTCAACACACGGGGCAGTTTAGCTGCAGCTGATGGTTGTCGGTGGTCTATGATTTTGTGTTTCCCCATTTGTTTTACTCTGTAAATACAACCAAGCTACAATACTTCGCTACGTTGGCTGCGTCTGCTTCATGCTCTGTGGGTAAGTGTTGAAACTCGGGACACGTGTGCATCGAGAGTTTGCCTTTGACTTTCGTTGCTCCGTGATAGCGACCTGCCCAGGTTTTGTGGACTGATGGTGTGACGAGGTAACATGGAATAGATCGCTCCATGCAACAAGCCAGCAGTACGCCAATCATCAGATTGACTCGCTCCATATTTCCAATGAAACCTTTGCCTCCCCTAAGTTGATACCTCTCTACTCCACAGCGGTCGGGTTTGTACCAGTCAAGTTGTTTGGCCACGTGTTCCGAAAACAGTTGGAGCCCTTCCGTCACATCCCCGTCACCAATACCATCTATTACGTCTGTATCCTTCAATCCGTCGGGCCCGTAGATGCCTAAAGCACAGTTGTGCTTACCTGGATCCCACCCAATAACACGATGGATAGGAATAGACAAGGCAAGTGGTTTCTTTCGGGCCATGTAGATGTTTTACAGTCGAGGCGGGAATTACTCGTCAGTGTCGGCAGGTTTTTTCGCTACAGCCTTCTTTACTGCTGCTTTTTTGGTACGCGGCTTACGTGCAGGCTTTTTCGCTGCCTCTTCGGCCTTTGCCAGCTTGGCTTTGAGTTCCTCAGCTTCTTTTTCTGCTGCTTGTTTTGCATCAGCAGCTTTAAGTAGATCTTCTCGAAGAGCTTCTACAATATTGTGGTGCTTCTGCGCCTGCTCTAACTCGGCCGCCAACTGGTCCTCCAGCTCGTTCACCTGCGCGAGCAGTTTTGTATTGACATGCTCAAGCCTCACTACCGTGTCGGCCAGGTTGACCTTAGGGTTGTTCATCGAAACCGATTTGTCAGCGCCAGGCGAGGCCTGCTTGATTTTGCCAGATCGGCTCATAAAAACTTTCTTGCCCATGACTATCTCCTTATTTGGTTAGCAGTACCCCAATAGGGTCGCTACGTTCATTTCTACTGCGCTGGTAGGATCCAGCCAGGTTTTGTGACTGTGGTACGCTATGTATAGTTCTTGTAGAGCCGCAATACTGGTCGCCCAAGTACCCGCAACCACAGGTGTGATGGTGTTCCATGTGTCGGCTACTGGGTGCGCTACAGCAGACGCAATGTGTGCTGCGTACTGTGTTTGCGCATCACCAATCCAGGTAATCAGCGTGGCTAGGTTGGTTGGTACTGCTGCTGTAATGCTACCCACAGCAGAGTCATGCACGGCTACGCTATCGAAGTGAAGCTGCATCTCCTCGTTGAGAGACACCGCCATCGCTAGTGCGTGGGTTTGTGCTAGCGTTCCGTACTTGGCGTCGATCAAGTAGTCCAGCGCGTACTCAGCGTCGTGGTTCTTGTCTTGGTAGTGGTGTACTGAGCTGAGGGTGAACACCTTCAACAAACCGTTGGACACATACTCAGCGACCCATTGTTTAACACCAGGGTCAAATTGACTGAACGCTTGAGCTGGAATGTCCAGTACAGCACCTGGCTTCATGTCAATCAGAATAGGAAACGCTGCCGTACCGGCGCCCCAATTGGTTCGTGTCGACACAATTGCTTGGTTAGGTCGACCTTTGGATACGTTCATAAGTCGGATCATGTTGGTTCCTACAAAGGAAAATAGGTGGCTGGTTCGTACTTCTGAAAGATCGTGGTGTTGATATCCCACGACGTCAGAAGGTCTTGTGGCGCAAAATCAGTCACACCGTTAATACGCCACCTGGTACCATCGTTGACTTTAGCTATCCAGTCTTCTGTCGTGATGGCTGTAATGGTATTGTCGAGGTAGAAGTTTTGCTCCTGCCAATCATCGTATGAACCGAATTCTTGTAACATGTTCGCTTTACGCGTACGCGGGATGTTGGCTTTAATTACGTAGTCTTCTAAACGATCATAGCGGATGTACAGCATCGCAAACCGAGGTGATTCAGCAGCCACCGATGGGCGGTTGAGCGTGATTTTGATGTCTACCCACGGATTGAATAGACGCTGCTTCAAGGCAGTCTCGGTGAACTCCACGTAGTCTTGGTCTGATGGAGCCTTCAAGAAGGCGTTGATGTCGGTGCCTCCAGGTTTGTCCGTCAAAGCGAAGATGTGGTCTATTGTTCCTACGTTGGTTTTGATGTCCATACGGCTCACCAGAAAACCTGAGGTGGCTCCAGGCATCAAAACGAATTGGCGTGGTCGACTACGGCGATCGTAGTCAACGATTACGTTCATGGCTCTGATGGACGGATGAGTAACGTCCACTACCTCGGTGTGTGTACCATACTTCTGGTAACCACCTACTTGGCCCGTTCCCCAGCAGCAACGACACGCGCTGTTAGGGCTTACTTCGATATCGAAACAGCTACAGCGGCGGCTGCGTCCTTTGGGTAGTCGGCTGTAGAAGTAGATGTTCGTCACAACAGTCTCTACCGCAATTTGATTCTCTACCGCGATGCGTGGAATCAATTGCTCAGTGGCGATGTTGTGAGCGTGTTCACGCAGTACGTCTTGGCCGACGTGTACGCGATCATCACGTTTTGGTCTGTATAATCGAGATGCCATGTTTTCGTACGAGAGATAAACCTCTCCCACTAGAGTTTAACGAAGTTATGCGTTGGTCACGTTATCCTCTAGTAGAGGAAATTACATGTCTGAATTCATTCGTGGGACTCAGGCAACCTTCACAGCCAACTTTTTTGACTATGACGGTTCTCCGATGGTCCCGGCTGATACAGAAAATTGGCCTGCCGTTACGATAACAGATCCTGACGACACCGTTATCGCGACCGGTGTAGGTACTCGTATTGACGATGGCAAGTATCAGTTCATCTGGTTTGTGCCTACGTCGGCTTCGCTTACATCCGACGGGCAGACCTGGAGTATTGATTGGAGCTTTGTTACTACCAACGGGCATACCAGAACTTCAGCTGAGAAGTTTACCATCGTTGATAGAATCGAAGCCACACCAGAAGAGCGTAGTCATACCTACCTGACTAGTGACGGCGGAACCATCAGGGCGTTGATTCGATGCGAACGGCAACTCGAAGAAGTGCAGCTCGAGATCAAAACTGCTACCGGTAGTACACTGCAGACCATTCCTGGCAAGGCTACCAACGATACTGAAAGCTCCGCCTGTAATCCCAATCGGCTCATCAGCGAGGTAGCTCAGGGCGGCGAGTATCTGTACTACTACGACGTAGGTCCCCTAACAGCAGGTGAGTACCAATTCCACTGGAACACGTTGGAGTCGGTAGTTTCGGAGAGGAACCTGATCGTACAGATCGCTAGAGCAGCCCCAGCGCTGTTCTGGCACTACAACGCTGAGCTTCGTACGTTGATCGATAAGCTGCAGAAGAGCCAGGATATCGTTCAGGCGTACACTGATGCTGATGTCTACAGTTACGTCAAGGGCGGTCTGGACATCCTGAATTTCTTTAACCCGCCTACCGATTTTGTGTTGTCCGATATCCCCTTGACAGGTTCCAGGGGCCTCAGGACAGCGCTGATTTACACGTCGGCTATTCACGCCATTAACGCACAGCAAATTTTAGAGGTCGAGCTGTCGTTTGATCATTCAGGTCAGACAGTAACACTCGGCTACAATCACGACTATTCGGGCGTATTGAGCAGCCTACAGGCAGTGCTAGAAAGATTTGCAGAAGCCAAGATGCACATCTTCCGTAAAGCCCAGGGAGCTGCTTTCTCGGGCGCCCGAATCAAGAACTATAGGTGGACCAACAGAGTATTCCGACTGGACAGCTCGCTGAGAGGCATAGTACCGCCGGGTGGCGCTGCTTTGTGGCGCAACCTAGGCATCTGACAACCGTAGAAGGAGAAGCAGCACATGAATGGACTAGATTTGCAGGAACTGATTAGACAGAACAAACCGATTTACGTGATGAACAAGACCGGTCGCTATTTGAACGAGCCAGGACCTTACGTGCTGGAGATCAAAGACAGTGGAAACAAAAGAGCAGCACAGGTAATCATTCCTGCGACCAAGTATCCTTTCCTGGTGTCTGCCCACGTTCCAGCCAAATTGCTGGCAGATTCAACCGAGTTTTATAGCGCACTATCGAAAGGCATTCTGGAGCTGGTTGATCCTGACAAGGCTCGTGAGGTCATGCAGTCGCCAGTAGCGCAAAAGGTGCAGGAGAATGCTCTTCGTAAATTCCAGCCCGTTAAACGTGACAACCGGAACATCCCGCCCGAATTGCTAGGCACTGGCGATCGACCAGATCATCGTCCTCCTGGCGCCGATCGTGGTATCTCTGGTTTGCCTCAAGAGCAAAGCATGCCGTTGGTAGTAGCGGAGACCAAAGGCGAAGAGGCGGACCCGGATTCAGACGTCAGCCCACGTATTCTACAGTTGGTGATGGACCTGCAGTCTGATAAGGATCTCTACGAAGAGAAATTCCTAGACCTCGATGGAATGGAGAACCTCACGGCACTTGACTACGGCTACCTGCTGAGCAACTGTCGAGACTTCCCCAAAATCGTACAGCTGGCGAAAACAGCACTATCCGACTTGGTAGGCGAAGATGGTGTTGAGGAAATCGAAGCCGAGCAGGAGATCGAAGAAGCAGCTCCCAAGTCACGCAAAAGACGTAAGCGCCGTAAATAGCGCTTACTTCCCCTCCCACCTAAAGGACACCTTCCTTGCCTGAAGTCAAAAACGTATACACGAACAAAGTCAACCGGGGATCTCCTTACCAGAGAACTCAGACGTCGCTGGAACAGCTAATAGCTAAAGCTCATGCCGCTCTGGAGAAAAACAAATTGGACGTGTTGGGTAAGCCTAGGCTTATCCGTCACGCTCGCGACTCAATGGTAGTGACTACCACCGCTTGGAACAGGTACAGCCCAGAGAATGGCATCTTTCTTTATGCCAATCCTTCGGACATGCGCTGGTCTATGCCGCGCCGTGGAACCAACATCAAAACAGCAGCCGGCACCGTACGTAACGTTTGGAGAAACCGCTATCGTGGTACCTACTACGACGAGGGTACCGTAGGGATCACGTTCCAGTCGGGCAACATCATGCCTGCGATGGGCTACCAGGACAATATCGAATTGAGTACGGCTGATCGCGTCGCGCAGGCGGTAGCTGCTCCTAGGGTACCTCCAGGGTTATTGAACTTCTACAAATTCATCGAGCTACTGGACCAGCCGATGTTGCTTGGTCCGGCAGGCAACCGTCATGTATTGATTCATCACAGTCGAGTGTTTCCAAATTTGTACATGGAAGGTTACTTCTTAGAGGACAGTTTCAACTTCTCTGAGGTGTCGACTGACGGCAACCGTCTGCAGTGGGAAGCAACGTTCCAGATTTATCGTACTGAGCCTCCCTTGTACGGCAGCAGAGCCGCTAATGGTTTAATACAAACCTATCAAGGTTGGATCAGTAACTCGGCACAGGATGAACAGATTGGTTGGGAGAACTTAACTCAGTATCTGTACGTTGATGGCGTTAGCGACCTCCCAGGAACGTTCCCTGCAGGCAATCCCAAGCAAGGCCCTACTTCAGCCAAACAACCCACCACGGTTGCGTCGCTGTCGGACAAACAGAAAACACTGGTAGATCAAGCGGTCAACAAAGTCAAAAACGATCGTTCGATAGCTCCGCTGTTCGGGTTTTAGTCACGAACCTGCCTCCGTAGCTGCCCCCGGACTTGCCAATCGACTTGCCCCAGGACTTGCCCCTCGACTTGCTCCCAGACTTGCCCTTGGACTTGCCCATCGACTTGCCCCAGGACTTGCCCCAGGACTTGCCTCTCGACTTGCCAGTGGACTTGCCAGTGGACTTGCTTCTTTACCCAGTTGGTCATATAAGGAAGATATCACGAAGGTGGGTGGTTGTCAACATTACCGCGGGCTGCTTGCGTTGGCGGCTCCCGCCACCTGACCAGCCAGCCGAAGGCCCTGTAGCTTCGCGGCTTCATCAGAGGAGATCTCGCTCTGCGCGACGGGACGCTGCACGGCAAAGCGAGCTACGCGGATCGGCGCTGCATTGATTTGCTGCTTTGCTTCCTCAAGCTTGTCCGCAGCCGCCATCACTTCCGCGTTGAGACGAGTAAACCGCCGAGTACGCTCTCGGATGTCGTCGGTGAGTGCCTGAGTAGACAGCTGCTGCAGACGCTCCTGCAGCTGCTCTGGCGTCACTTCCTCGCCCAGCTCCTTGTTGATTTTGGTGCGAATCCGATCCATACGAGTCTCGGCTTTCGAGATCGCGTTGGCACGCTTCTTCGCCGCTTTGACGGCCAGCTCCATTTTGGTTGCTACGCGCTCAGGCAGAATGTCGGCGAATCCGTTCATCCGCTTGACGATGTCTCGGATGGTACCAGGATCGGCCGACTGATAAGCACGCTCCAGCTCTTCGAGCCCGTCCCGCAGCTCGTCCAGTACCGCCTCCAGCTCCTGCACGTTATCTCCGGTGATGCGAAACACCATACAAGAGAAGTCCACCCGTACCGTCTCAACAGCGTTGTTGAAGGCACGGAAGATGTCGCGCCACTCGTCCCGATACTGCTGAACCTGATCCCGCTTATCCGCCGCCACCACGATTCCAACCGGCGTGTGCCTACCTAGCTTGGTCGCATCGCGTTTGCAGCGGCTCTGCAGGCTCGCGGCCTCGTTGAACTCCTCCTCGTTGTCGATGATCTTCTTGGTAGTCCATTTGGTGCGGACTTCGCCATCCTTGGTCGCATCGAGCTTCTCTTCATCCTCACGCGTGTAGTGCTGCCCGCCAGAACGACTGACGTTGACCGCCACCAGCAGGCAGGGACGGAGGTCCATACAATCGAGGCCTTGGCGGTTGGGCTGGATGGTTTCGTTGGTGTCGGTCATTGGGCTCTCCTTGGTTCCGATGGAACTCGTTTGGTTCTTATGATTCTATAGCTGGTGTATGGATGTTGTCAACACAAAATGACGGTACTATTCGGCGTCTCGTTCTTCCGGACAGTAAGCTACGCTGAATGCAGCCAGCCGCTCTACGATCGGGTTGCAGTTGCAGCCGTCGGTGCACTCTTGGCCAGGATGACACAACCACCGGTGAATCTGACTGTCGTCAGCGCCGCCATTCAGAAGTGTTTCGATTTGCTGCTGAAGGTTTGGTTTACTCATGTCGATCATCTTTGGTTAGCAGTAGCCCCAGCCGCGAACCCACCGACGCCAGGGGTGTTGTTGCTCGTCGATTGGGTTGCCGTCGGGATCGTGGGAGAAATCGCCCTCAAGCTGCTCAGCTCGCAGGTTGTGTTGTTGAAGCAAACTGAGACGTTGCTCGGGTGGCATACAGCCAGCATCCGCCACAACGTAGCAGCCGAACGCTCGGATGAGGTCAGCCGCTTCGTAGCGGTCCTTGGCTCGTGCGATTCTATCGAGGTAGTTGAGTCGGCTCATGGTGGTCTCCTTTATTTCTCCTTTTATTTGAGGCTGCCGAGGCGGCGAACCACAGACGCCTTGGTGGCTTGGACGGCTGCCTCGGGATCGTTGGCTTGCTGAGCAGCATCGCGCCACCGTGCCAGATTATCGTCCACCTGGAAGGTGTCATCCACCTTCGTAACCTTAGCCAGCTCGCTGACGATGTCCTCTGTCGCCATCTCACGGTTCTCCGCCATGGCGGTGAGAGCGGCTTCCTCGAAGCAAGCTTCGATCTCGGCGCCAGAGCACTTGGAGCTGGCCGCTACGATAGCGGCGTGGTCGAGGGTGCCTGACTTCGGGTATCGGTCTGCGAACACCTGCACAATGGATTCACGCTCGTTCTCGGTCGGGAGGTCAAACCAAAAGCTTCCGTCGAAACGACCAGCGCGCATAAACTCACTGGGGAGCGCGTTCATTCTGTTTCCCGCTCCGTAGACAAACACCTGCGCCGTCTTCTCTTGCATCCAGGTCAGAAACGTACCCAGGGACCGAGTGCCTACGCCGCCGTCAGTCTCGCCGCTGGTCTGCTCGAACTGCTTGTCGATCTCATCGATGTGTAGCACGCAAGGGCTGAGGGCCTCCGCGACCTGCAATGCTGCCTGCAGCTGACTCTCTGTGTCACCGACGTATTTCCCGCGGATAGAGGCCATGTCGAAGCGAAGCAGTACCATGCCCCACTCGGCAGCCAGCGCTTTGGCGAAGTGGCTCTTAGAGCAGCCAGGCTTACCTCCGGCCAGCAGCCCTTTAGGCGCGCGGGTGCCATACTCGCGCTGTTTGCGCTCATCGAAACCAATCTGCCGTTTGCGCGCCCACTGCTTGATGGGATTCAGACCGCCCACACTATCGAAACTAAAGCCGGTGGTGTCGACGTAGGTGAGGCCCTTAGCCGAGACCATCTCTTTTTTATACTGCATGAGCACCGAGGGATCCACCTCCCCGGTTCGCACGATCGACTCGCTGATGGCGTTGGACGCCTGGTAGGCTGGCAACCCCGCCAAGCTGTTGAGGATCCGGTCACGGCTCTGCCGTGCTTTCTCCACTGCGCCTTCAAAGCCATCTGGCAGCTGCTGAAGGATCTGGTCCAAGATGTCGTCGCCCATCTCTTCCCGATCCGGCAGCTCCATCTGCATTCGCTGCAGCGGCACATCCAGCTGCGGCGTTTCGGCGTCACACAGCACCAGCTGCACCAAACCCTCGTCGGCACGGTTTTTCATCTGCTCGGTGATGTCTTTGAGGAGCCGCGCCGCGATGGGCAGCGTCGGCAAGCGGTTGACCAACGTCAGCAGGTCGTACGTCAGCACAACCGAAGGGCCGCGGTTCCAGTCTTTGACCTCCCGCAGCAAACCATTGACCGGATCGACAATAGACGCCAGCCGCTGCCGTTCGGTGTCGTCCAGCTTGATATCGTCCGAGACCGGAACCAAGCCGTCAGTCTGCGTCCAACGGTAACAGCTGTAACCTTGGCTGATGGCGGTCTGATGGCACTTGGTCTCGAGGCGGTACTCGTCCTCTTCTACGATGTGCACGACACCTGAGCGGCTGGCCATTTTGGCGGCGAGTTCTTTGGAGAAGTTGGTCATGGTGTGCTCCGTTGGTTTGTTGCTCTCCTGGTTTTGTAGCAGCGGAGCTTGACAGTGTCAATACTAAAACAACGTAGGCGGGTTTTATGCTATGCGGTGTACTCCGTTCCTGGTCTCAGCACCATAACCTCAACCGCGTAGTCTGAAGGCAGCTCCACTACGGTAAAAACCAGTTTGGTGCCGTTGTCCAGCTCGACTGATCTAACGTCGTAAATGGTATCTCCGTAGTCGGTTTGCGTGCGTACCTGATTCACCTTGACGATCTTTCGTCCTATGATGTCGCGAGTTTTCATTTTAGCGATTGTGCCAGCACGGTGACCTCAGAAGTCAACTCACACAGACGTTTGTGCAGACCATCCAGGACGTGAAAGTCTGTACCATTAGCCCGGTTTCTGGCTTTCAGAAGAGTCTCTTTTTGGTAGTACAGCTGAATCGCTGCTTTTGACACGTACTCCGCTACGGTGCCTTGACCGCAGTTGAGGCGATCTCGGTAATTTTCGCAAACGGTGCAGTCGCACCCCCGTACGGGTGCCCGGTCGGCGTCGTGGTTGTGTGGCTCCTGTTTAGGTTTAGCCCAACCTTCGATGTGGACATAACCCCACAACTCACGGTTAGGGCCGCCAGGACGTCTACTTTTACCGTTCAGGTCGTCTTTGAGCGTCTGCTCGATTGCAGCTAGCTTGCGTAGTACTTCACCATACAAGTCGGGTTGACTTTCCCGTTCTTTCCCGCAAAGGAAGCAATTGCAGCCATCTACCGGGGTGTGCGGACTGCCGTTAGGGCGGAAATTGCAAATAGTTGGTTTGTCCGGCTTACACAAATGGCAGTCACACCCATCGAATACGCGATGCGGAATATCCTGAGGAACTCCTTTGGGGTGCTGATAGCCGTGTGGTCGGCCAGACCGATCCTTCAGGTTACTGGTTTCTAACCGCAGCTCCTGTATTTTGGTTTTCAGGTCAGAGATATCTTTGATCGCCAACACGTGACCACTACACATGGCCTCAAAGTGGTGATCGTCCAGTCTCTTCTCCGTTTTAATCAGTCTGTTGTGCAGTCGCGTAACTTCTCGGCGCAGTCCCGCGAAGGTATCGGGCGGGGAGTACGAAGGATCACCCCCAAACAAAGGCTTGAAGTCGACGGGGCCCGTACACTTCAGCTCACGTTGTACCTGCTTCAGTTTTTTACGGCCCTCCAGAACTGAGCCCCAACTGATGCAGTCATCACAGCGACAACCAATTGGGTGCTCCTCCAGCTGTTGCTGTTTACGCTCCTTCTCTTCGTTCGTTTGGTGTGCTTTGCAGGCAAAGCAGCTGCAGTTGTTTTTGTGCCCAGGCGGAATCATGATGTCTCCTGTGGTTGCCGGAGGTCTGACTGATCAAAGTAAGGCTCGGCTACAGCAGCGCGGAGGGTATAGAACTCTCCACGAACAACACCATCCTGACACAACCAGTACAGCCCATTAGGTTGCTTGGTGATGACTCGGTGTTCGTTCTTCCATCTGTGCGGACCTGTCTTTTTCACGGCTTTTTCATTCATTTGTGTTCCTTTTGGGTTATTCCTTCCAGCCTCCCATCCGCCAAAACACGACTGCAAAAGTATTATTATCCAGGTCGATCAAATAACCCCAGCTGCAGAACGTAGAGTTGCGTGCGAACTCGGAGTTATCTTCCAACTCCGTCACTGTGCCGTCGGCTACCAACGACAAAACGTCGGCGCCGCAGCTGTTGCTTAGTTGGGGCATCTCGTGCTCTATCAGATCTCCTTGTTCGGGTGTGATCCAATCGATCGAATCAACACCTAGTATACTCTGGTAGCGTTGCCGCAGCTCTTCTCTGCTCAGAAAGCGCGTGGCGTCTACTGCGGCCGTGAAGGCCGTACGGCCCTTTTTGGTACTCAACCGACTGCAGCAAAACCGCAATGCCTTGGCACCATGACCAGCAGGGTAGTGATCCCAGTGCCCGTACTGGGCCACACGATGAGCACCTCGCAGCACTACCGTGATGAGTCCATTGGTACTCATCCACTGCCTTCCTTCTTAGGCAGAAACTCCCGCCAATACCCTTCGTACCGTGGATACTCCTGACCACGTGCTTGGCGATCACGGTAGACGTCTTCACAAGCACCTGCGAGGTGCCGGCGCAGTGAGTCTGGAGAGTCGCATAGGTCGCCGAGAAAAAGCAAGAACTGCTCAAGCCGATCTACTCGATGCTCAAGCGAATTGCAGTCAGCGATCAAGCGCAACAGATCGAACTTACCAACTACACCCTTCTCTTCCCACTTAGTTCGTTCTTCTTTGGTTGTCATTTTGACAATTCCTCAATGCGTGTAATTCCGTAGATGAGTCGATCCTTCACATCTGCAGTGCTGCGCCGAATTGTTGGTTTGCCGGTTCCTTCGAGCCACAGCAAACACGAACGCATGATGTCGAGGAAGCGCTTTCGCCGGCTTTTAGAGGTAACCTTCAGCTCCGCTTCGTGGAGATTGGCCGCGTGGACGTCCGCCATCCAAATAGCGGCTCGTTTCCAGAACTGGGCTTCATTGTTACGCTCGTGTGAGCATAGGATCCAGCCATCTCCGTCCCACGTGGGTTTGTGGTCGCACAGGTAGCACCGGTCTGGTTGTTTATCCGGCGCGTCTTCCTTCTTTGTTTCCTGCTCGGCTTCGCGCCTTTTGATCTCCTCTTCGAGCTGGTTCAAACTGAGTACTGCAGCCGACAGGCCATCCAACACGATCGACACCGCCTGGATCTGATGTGCCAGAGCCGCCCGAGATGGATCTTTGCCTTCGTTATCCAGCCGGTGAAGCCTTTGCGCGTAATCCAGAATCCTCTGGATGGCGTGCTGTCTCATTTGTTCGTTAGGGTTGCTCATTCGGTTTCTTTCTGCAGGTCTTTGACCAGCTGCTGAAGTAGCAAACGTGTACGATCGTTGTTCGATGGGCCGTGCGGTTCGTCTTCGTAGTCTTCCGGGAAGATCTCACGCCACTCGGCTTCCTGCCGGTGGTATCGTTCGGTTTCGCTCCGTACGATCTCTAGCGCCCGCACCTCCGACAGCCACTCAGCTTCAGGGTAGTCCTCGCGCAGTGCATCCACACAGCTGTGGAAGTAAGGACGTGCGTCGGGGTGGTCTGGACCGCAAGGTACGAACGACTCCATCATATCGTACCGATGATAACCTATTCCAGGCTCGCCGTCATCCAAAATCGCGTAGCCAACAAATTGAGCAACGAACTCCAAGATGTCGATAGGCTCGTGTGGTACAGGATAGCCGTTGAGGTTCGGGTGCTCTGCTCCCAGCACATTGAAACGCACGTAACTAGGCATCGTGATCAGCTCGGCCGTCAACTGCTGTACCGCCTCATCGCTGATACGTTCGTTGGGACAACCGAATCGAAGCAGCTGCTTGATCCGATCAACGATGTCGTCCCACCGCTGTGCTTCGCTGTCGATGTGCTGTTGTTTGAGTTGGTGGTTAGCAGTTGCTACAGGCACGCTCGGTACTCCAAAACAACACCCGCTTCGATCAGGCGCGCGGCCAACACTTTCTGCTGCGTGTCGGACAGGTCCAGGTTATCCCGTACGCGGACGCTTTGGCTATCCAACACACGCCTCCACTCGTCGTACACCTGCTTAGCTTCACGCAGTCCTCGGTTGCAAGTATCGCGAATGGCCTTGACGGCGAGCACGATATGCTGAGGGTTGAGTTGAGTGATGTACAGATCACCGTCCTTTTTGCTCGCCTGGAAGTTTTCGTGACAAGACTCCAGCCGTCGCATTCGGATCGTCTCTTCTGTTTCCTGCAAGTCTCGCACAGCACCAGTGATTCTACTCACGGCGGATGCGAGACGGTTCAGCTGATCACTCAGGTTACCGTGGTCGTCCTCTTCGATCTCGGCGAGCTGCTTAGCGAAATCAATGACTCGGCTGCGCGCATGCTGAATTAGTGTATCTTCAGGGTTCGTGGTCTTGGTGTTGGTTGTCATGTTGCTCTCCTTGGTTCCGTTGGAACGTTGTTTTGTTTCGGTCTCTATGTCTTTATAATGTCAATACAGGAGCGCGTCAACAGAAAATCGAAATTATTTT